TCAGGCAGCGGAGGCTTTGGAGACGTTGAACGGCAGCAGGTCGCTGATGTCGGCGGCTTCTTCGCGCTGAGGCAACTCAGCGAGTACGTGGCGCAGCCAGGTGAGTGGATCAACGCCACAGGCGCGGCAGGTCAGCATCAGACTGTAGATCACAGCGCTGGCCTTGGCTCCGTCAGCGGTGTCGCTGAACAGCCACGATTTTCTTCCAGTCGCAAAAACTCTGATGTCGCGTTCCAGAATGTTGTTATCGATCGGCATCCTGCCGTCGCTGATGTAGCGCGTCAGATAATCCCATTGGTTCAGGGTGTAGGACACGGCATCGCCGAGCTTGGTATCCGGCACAATCTTCGGCGCGATAGTGTCGAGCCATGACTTGAGTGCCTTTAGGACAGGCACGCTGTGCTGCTGCCGGAAACGGCGAACGCAATCGGCCAGCGTTTCACCGGCGTCGGGCTTTCTGTCTCGCGCTTGCTTTTCGACCCTGTAGAGCTGCTCGAAGAACCGGAGCGCCTGTTCCGGCGGCCCGCCTCCATTCTTCCTGGTTTTGAGAGCCTCGACGAAGCGCCGCCGTGAATGTGCCATGCATCCGACATGGGCTGCGCCATGCAATGTGCGCCAGGCTGTGTAGCCGTCGCTCACCAATATGCCGCGATAGTCGCCGAGAAAGGTCTGCGGGTGGACCTGACCGCGGCCCGGTTGATAATCGAGAAGCACGATCGGCTCGTCACTATCCTCGCCGCTGCGATACGCCCACATGTAGGACGTGCTGGTGGCTTCCTTGTCCTTTTCCTTCAGCACCTGAACCGTCGTCTCATCGCCATGAATGAGAGGCTGCGACTGAAGCCGCAATCTCAGCGCATCGTAGATGCGATGCAGGTGCCTCTCGCTCGAACCGATCACCCAGTGCGCGAGAGCACCCCGGCTGACAGGTACGCCGGCCCGTTCGAACGTTTGCGCCACGCGATAGAGCGGCGTGCCATCGACGTATTTGTGGACGAGTGCGAAGGCCAGCGTCGAGGCGGTGGCAATGCTGCCCGGTAATGGTTGCGGCGGCATCGGTGCGATCACGACAGGCGTGTTGATCCCGGTGCGGTCGCAATGGCGGCAGGCGTATTTGAACCGCACATTCTGCAGCACCTTTGCCTTAACCTCGATATGGAGCTGCTCGGTGACGGCCTCGCCCATGCGATGCATTTGGCTGTCGCAGCAAGGGCAAGCTTTCTGATCGTCGGGCAGATCGTATTCGACACGCTCGCGCGGCAGGTCTTCCGGCAGAGGTCTGCGGCCACGCTTCTTTCCCGCCGCGCTATAGACCGCCGGCAGGCCTGTATCCGGGAGATCGGCGACGTCGTCGCCATGATCAGGATCATCCTCGTCCGCGGCTTCTTCGGCTTCGTTGAAGATGCGATCGATGTGCTTTTCGCTGCGGGGTGCAAACCGATGCAGCCTTGCGAGCGCCAGTTCTTCTTCCAGCTTGACGACCCGTCGCGAGAGCGCTTCCTTCTCGGCCTTGAGCGCAGCGATTTCGGCGGCATTTGCCGCCAACTGCGCCATCAGCTCTGCAACATCAGGTTCGCCGGTTCGGGTCATCCCAGTTTTGAATCTGAACCGCGTCGCCGCGTCAACAGATCAACGCGCCACCTCAGCCGGCGATCTGATATTGCCGCACGGGATGGCGGATCATCGCATCGATATCGATCCCGTCGAGGATCCAGTGCAGTTGCTCGGTCGTCAGGGTAACCACCGCCACCTCTCGGCGCGGCCATCGGAACTTGTCTTCGGTCAACCGCTTCAGGATCAGCACAAAGCCCGAGCGATCAAAGAACAGCAGCTTCACCCGGTCACGCCGGCGATTGCAGAAGGCAAACACCGCAGGGGCAAACGGGTCCAGCGCCATCGTCTCCTGGACCAGGACTGCAAGGCTATTGATGCCGGCCCGGAAGTCGATCGGTTCACGATGCAGGTAGACCTTGAGATCAGCGCCAAGTCTGAACATGCCCCAACGCTCCTATGATTGTGGCCAGCCCATTCTCATCGTCATACTCAACGGTCAGGCTGATCCCGTTCGGCAGGAGCGCACTCACCTTGGACGTCTGACACGACTTGCCCAACGTCACGCTCTTCGTCAGTAAATCGCCGCTAGAAGTCGGTGGCATATCTGGAGCAATCTGAACCGGAACGAATGCCGAGACCGAAGGCAGAGGACGCTCCTCCATGGCCTTCTTTATCCACTTGCGAACGAGATTGGCATTCACACCGTGTTCCCGCGCGAGTCGAGAGACCGAAACGCCAGCCTCTAAACACGCTGCGACGAGCTGATCACGCGAAGCAGGGTCATATCGACGGCGGCCGTCGCGACCAACAAGCCGCACTTGCAGTTTAAGAGCATCGTCCATGATTTGGTGTCCACCTATTTTTGGTGGACACTTCATGCATCAGAGCACTGCGCTTCAGAAGGCGCATAGAAATTCGCGCTTACCCTCAATCAGTGCAAGACTGGCAGGTCTTCCGAAGTCGGTCTGCGCGATTGCGTGGAAAGGACAAGTAAGACTGTGCACCCGGTACCGAAGACTGATAAGAGTTTAAGAGCATCGTCCATGATTTGGTGTCCACCTATTTTTGGTGGACACTTCATGCATCAGAGCACTGCGCTTCAGAAGGCGCATAGAAATTCGCGCTTACAGGGCTTCCTTAATGACCGCTGACTACACTTCGGCCAAAATCCGACTTGTAAATTGCCTCCATTGGTTCTTGCCCATGAATTCTGTTCTGGATCATCGCAGTCTCTACAACGAGATCGCTCTTCGGATCGACGAATATCTTAAGGATATCATGCCGATTGATCCTGATCGGCTTCTGGCTCGCCAAAGATTTGATGAATGGAAGGATATGTCCCTGGAAGCGTTGTGCCAGGACGGTTCCTGGAACGATTACTTCTTTGACCCTGACCTCCAGAGGAAGGTCGCGCTATTCCAGCAGCAAAACGTCGAGGCGGACAAATACGTCCGAAGAGGTGAAGCAGTTCTAGCTTATGAGCGTGGACGGGCCGACATGAAAAACGCTTTTGCGTTTGGCGCAGTTTCCATCGAGAGCACACCGCTAATTCCCGAATTGACCGACGCTCCCATCTTGGCGCTTGAAAAAAGACGCCTTGCGTCCCGGCTTGACGATAGTTTCACCACGATGGAACGTGCGGTTCCACCTCACGAAAAGCCAAAGGTTGCCGAACATCTTCGAACCTCGGATGCCCTGAAGCTCTACATAGTCGACAGTCGGGTCGCCAAGAAAAGCGAAGATGGCTTATCGACCGTGGCGCTGATCATTCAATTCCTTATTGACGAATTTAACGACCCCTATCTCGCCGATCTCGATGCCGACGATTTCGACCGGCTGAATAAAATGATGCCGGACATTCCAAACCGAAACAATATTCCCCGCGAGGCGGCAAAGTCACTTTCGCTGAGATATCGCCACGCACAGGAACACGGCTGGGATGGCCTCGTACGCCTTACCGGAGAAACGCTCCAAAAAGGATATCACAGCGCTCTCTCAAAGTTCTTCCGCTGGGCAATCGAGAAGGGAGTGTTCAGCGGAGAAAAACCGGTCTTTAACTATGTGAGTGGAGAAAACCTCGTCTCTCTTCCCAGGGATTCCTTTCGCAGAGACGAGGTTATCGAAATTATCTCGATGCCGCTCTTCACCGGTTGCAATGGCCCCATACGCATATGGAAGCCAGGAAACTCCTTCCTCCAAAACCACTTGTATTGGGCGTATATCATTCTGCTCCTGACAGGCTTGCGTACCGGAGAACTCGGCCAACTTCGCATTGCCGATTTTGTCGAACGGGACGACATCTGGTATTTGGATTTGCGTGGTTTCGACCCAACGAAAGGCCGCGTCCCAATCAAAGACGTAGTCAATTTCAAGACGGAAGGATCGGCGCGGATCATGCCTTTACATCCGTTGATTTTGGATTTGGGTTTCCTTGATCGGCTAGCCGCACTGGAGGCCATCGGTTGCGACGTCGCCTTTCCTGAATGGGAACCCTATTTTAAGCCAGGCGGCGCAGTTCGTTGGGGGCAGCCCATGACGAAGAGCTGGGCCTACATGAAGGGTAAGACGTCTATTGTTCGAAAAGACGTCACGCTCTATTCGACTCGCCATTTCTTCGCCGACCTTGTCGACAATACCGATCTAACTCACAGAGCACGGAAGCGGCTGATGGGCCATTCCAACAAGAGCGACATGCCTACGCGGTATGGTTCTAAGACGCGCCTGACGACCCGCGATCTCAAGGAACTGGTAAGCGTTCAAAATCCCACAATAGATCAGATGTCTGAGATTTTGATGGACGCGAAGGAACGGGCCGACCGGGGCGAGTTGGAGACTCTGCGGCCTTGGTTAAGCCGAGCTTCTTGGTCGGATTATTATCGGAAGAAGATGGGTTGAATTTCACTCGGTGGCAGAGAGATTTGAAGCTCCTACACAGCAACCCAGAAAGCCCTGGAAATAAGGCTTTTAGCACCCGCCCGTTCGGTGTCGGGTGTACCAATGTTGTGGACCGTTTTTAAACGATGGCTGCGCACGGTTGTCAACAGTCTAGCGAACCATTGTTGACGCTTCGAGGCCGTGTGGAGCGTTGCATTCGAGCCTTGCCCCTTCGACCCTCCAAGCACCTCAGCCCGTTTCTTCCAGAAGTCCTCTACATCGGTCGGATTTGCCGCTGATGGACAAGCGCGAGCGTGCATATTGCATCCGGCTAGCCTCTCCTGAATCCGATGTTCCTGACCTTCAGAACGGTCGCGAGGTGCGACTGAGAACAGAGGCCAAGGAAATGCTGCTGACTCGCGAACTCAAGAACCATCTTTGTCACAACGCCGAGCTTTCGGAAATCGCCGAACGCGACCACAAGCCCGTCGTCAAGCTCTTCACGCCCGATGCGAATGCAACATGGCTCTTCTCCGAGCTTGCGGCAGACGGTGATACCTTGTTTGGGCTTTGTGACCTTGGTCATGGTTGCCCCGAACTTGGCTATGCAAGCCTCTCTGAAATCTCGGCCTTACGCGGACGCTTTGGCCTTCTGGTCGAGCGCGACCACCATTTTAGAGCCGACAAGCCATTGTCGGGGTATGCGGATGCCGCTCGCATCCATGGCAGGATCGTCGCTTAGTCGGCGATCCACCTCACAGTTCCCCTGCTGTCACCGACCGCACTCCAACTATTGGCGAACTCCCCTCCTGGCAAAACCCCTTGTGGTAAGGAATGCAAAATCGGCGGCATATAAGCACCTCCTGCGGCTCCCTTGTTTCCGATTTTTTGCATACGCGAATTCCCGCACTGCGGCTATTGCCACCGCTATGCTCAGCGCTCCGATATGCTCATTTGATAGGCTCCTGCTAAGCGTGCACGTCAGCAAGCTGTGCCCCCTACTCATTGGGTTGCGTTACCGCTGCAATCTTTGATCTAAGGGAAACAATTGGCGTAATTTGGGGGTGATTCTGTGGCGCGACTGACGGAACAAGAACAACAGGAAATCATTCGCTTCATCGAAGCTGATAAGCCCTTGCCGGAAAAATACCGCTTCCTGCTTTTCGACGACAAGCGCGAAGTGGAGCTTGTGTGGAATGGCAAGACCAATGAGGTCTGCAACGTCGTTCTCCCCTTCCAGACAATTGAACAGGTGGACGAGCCGCGCGCAGAAAAGCCGGAAGACACGGCAGTACAACAGGATTTGTTTTCGACCGACAGCCGAGGGCGGCAGCTTAAAGGCTGGACCAACAAACTTATCTGGGGCGACAACAAACTCATTCTGTCATCGCTGAAAGACGGGCCGCTGCGGGAGGAAATCGAGCGCCAGGGTGGCTTGAAGCTGATCTATATCGACCCGCCGTTTGATGTCGGGGCCGATTTTTCGATGGATATTGAGATCGGCGGCGACACATTCACCAAGAAGCCGAACATTCTCGAAGAAATTGCCTACCGGGACACCTGGGGCAAAGGCACAGATTCGTTCATATCAATGATTTATGAGCGACTTGTCCTTATGCGCGATTTGTTGGCTGAGGATGGTAGCATTTACGTTCATTGTGATTGGAGAGTCACCGCGTTGATACGACTAGCGCTAGATGAAATATTTGGGGGAGGTCACATCCGGAATGAGATAATATGGACTTTCACTGGGCCAGGCTCTCCTGGAATGAGTCAGTTTAATAGAAAACATAATACGATTTACTGGTATTCTAAGGCCAAGGAACAATGGATTTTCGAGGATCACAGAATCCGCATTGCGCATGACGAGAAAACGTCGGGCAATTTCAAGTCTGGATTGGAAGGTTCTGGTTTTCGAGCTGATACTTATAAGCTTCCTGAGGGAAAAATTCCGGAGTCGTGGTGGGAAATGGCCATAGCTCAGCGGTTTCCCGTTGATGGCATTAAGCGCGTCGGCTACCCAACCGAGAAGCCGTGGGCGCTGATCGAGCGGATAATAGAAGCCAGCAGCCGCCCGGGCGATCTCGTTGCCGACTTCTTCTGCGGCGGCGGGATCGTTCCGGCTGTAGCTGAAAAGCTCGGACGAAAGTGGATTGGCGCTGATCTCGGAAAGTTTTCCATTCACACGACTCGCAAACGTATGATTGGTGTGCAGCGCGGGTTGAAGGCGGAAGGCAAGGACTACCGCGCGTTTGAAATCCTCAACCTCGGTAAATACGAGCGTCAGCACTATGTCGGAGTGAATGCCAGTCTCCGCGAGGAACAGCGCCAAAAGCAGCTTGCGAAAAAAGAAGCGGCGTTTTTGGACCTCATTCTCCGGGCGTATCGCGCCGAGCGGACGGACGGCTTCGCCAGCTTCCACGGCAAAAGGGCCGGGCGGCTTGTAGCCGTCGGGCCGGTCAACATGCCGGTGTCGCGGCTATTCGTTGAGGAAATCATACTCGAATGTCGCAAGAAGCATATCACCAAGGTCGATATTCTCGGCTTCGAGTTTGAAATGGGCCTGTTCCCGAACGTGCTGGACGAGGCGCGCGGCAAGGGCATCGACATCGCCCCGAAATACATTCCGGCCGACGTTTTCGACAAACGGGCCGTCGAGAAAAATCAGGTTGTCTTCCATGACGTGTCCTTCATCGAGGTGAAGCCGCACGTCAAAGGCGGCAGCGTAGCGGTCGAACTGACCGATTTTTCCGTGTTCTATTCGCAGGATTCCATCGCCAACGCCGAAGCCACCCTCAAGGACAAGGGCAGCAAAATCGTCGTCGAGAAGGGCCAGATCGTCAAAGTCAGCAAGGACAAGGACGGTATCGTCAGCCGCGAAATTCTGACCCAGAACTGGACCGACTGGATTGATTACTGGTCCGTTGACTTCGATTTTGAAAACAAGCGGGAGATCATCCGCACCCAGAATCCCGATACCGGGGAATGGGAGGAGTCGTGGACCGGCGACTATATTTTCGAGAACGAATGGCAGTCCTTCCGCACCAAGAAGGACCGCAAGCTTGAACTGACGAGTGTCTTCCACGAGTGTCCGGCGGGGCGGCGCAAGATCGCCGTCAAGGTCGTGGACATCTTCGGCAACGACACCATGACGATTGCCGAAGTGACCGTGGGAGCGAAGAAATAATGGCGCTGCATCCCGATTTTCCGAACGATCCTCACGCTATTCTCGACCCCTCAATCCGGTGGTTTCCCGCCGACGAGGCTTTGCGCGAAACCAGCATGGACAAACTCATGCCGCCGCTTGTGGCGGCATTGCGGCAGAAGGTGAAGGACTTTCGCAACGGCGGCTATGTCGGGGCGTCTGACACCAGCCGGAGCCTGCTTAACTGGTGGTTCAAGACGCCCCACCTGATACCGCAGGCCGACGGCGCTATGGCCGAGTTTCAGTATTTCTTCGCCCAGAGGGAATCCCTCGAAACAATTGTCTATCTCTACGACGTTGTGGGGGTGAACGATAAATTCGACCTGATGCGCTTCGACAGCAGCGGAGCCGTTTCGGCCAGCCTGTTCGACGAGACATGGCGGCGTTTCGTCGTCAAAATGGCGACCGGCGCGGGCAAGACCAAGGTTTTGAGCCTTGCCCTCGCATGGAGCTTTTATCACAAGCTCTATGAGCCGGAATCAAAGCTGGCCCGTAACTTCCTGGTGATTGCGCCCAACATCATCGTGCTGGACCGCATCTACAAGGATTTTCAGGGGTTGCGGCTGTTTTTCGACGACCCTGTTATCCCCGATAATGGCTTTGATGGCCGCAACTGGCGTGACGATTTCCAGTTGACTCTGCATGTGCAGGACGAGGTGCGGATCACCCACCCGACCGGCAACATCTTCCTCACCAACATTCACCGAGTTTACGCGGGCGAGGACATTCCGTCGTCACCCGACGACGACAACACAATGGATTATTTCCTCGGCACCAGGCCGACCGGCGCGACCACCGATTCCAAGGTGGACCTTGGCATGATCGTCCGCGATATCGACGAACTGATGGTGCTGAACGACGAGGCCCATCATATCCATGACTCGCGCCTCGCCTGGTTCAAGTCGATTGAGGACATTCACAACCGGCTCTTGCAGAAGGGGGCCGCACTGTCGCTGCAAGTCGATGTGACGGCGACGCCGAAGCACAATAACGGCGCGATTTTCGTGCAGACCGTGGCCGACTATCCGCTAGTCGAGGCCATTTCGCAGAACGTCGTCAAGCATCCCGTGCTGCCGGATGCCGCCAGCCGGGCAAAGCTGCACGAGCGCCAGAGCGCCAAATACACCGAAAAATACGCCGATTATATCGACTTGGGTGTGATCGAGTGGCGCAAGGCCCACGCCGAGCACGAGAAGGTGGGCAAGAAAGCCATCCTGTTCATCATGACGGATGACACCCGCAACTGCGACGACGTGGCGGACTACCTTGAGGGTCACTACCCCGACCTCAAGGGCGCGGTGCTGGTCATTCACACCAAGGCCAACGGCGAAATCTCCGAATCCACGTCCGGCAAGGCGAAGGAAGAACTGGAAAAACTCCGCAAGCAGGCGAACGAGATCGACGACCCCGCCAGCCCCTACAAGGCCATCGTGTCTGTCCTGATGCTGAAAGAGGGCTGGGACGTGCGGAACGTCACCACCATTGTCGGACTGCGGGCCTATGCCGCCAAGAGCAACATTCTCCCAGAACAAACCCTCGGGCGCGGCTTGCGAAAAATGTATCCGGGCGGCATCGAGGAATATGTCAGCGTCGTCGGCACAGACGCCTTCATGGAATTTGTCGAGTCCATCCAGGCCGAGGGCGTCGAACTTGAGCGCAAGGCGATGGGGGAGGGGACGAAGCCCAAGACCCCTCTGGTGATCGAAGTCGAGAAGGACAACGACAAGAAGGATATCGACGCCCTCGACATCGAGATTCCGGTGATGACCCCGCGCATTTACCGCGAGTACAAGTCACTGGGCGACCTGGATATAACCGCCTTCGGCCATCAGCGCGTCCCTTACCGCACGTTCAGCGAGGAAGAACAGCGCGAGATCGTGTTCAAGGACATCACGACCGGGGCGGTGACGCACACCACCGTCCTCGATACGACCGGGGTTGCTGACTACCGCAGCGTTCTGGGGTATTTCACCAAGACCGTGATGAAGGACTTGCGGCTGATTAGCGGCTACGACGTGCTTTACGGGAAAATCAAAGCCTTCGTGCAGTCGGAATTGTTCGACAGTGAAGTTGACCTCGACAGCCCGAACACTTTGCGAAATCTCTCCGAACTCGCCGCGACCAAAACACTGATCGAGAATTTCAAGAAGGCCATCAACGCGCTGACCGTGAAGGACAAGGGCGATGCGGAAATCCGTGACTCCATCAAGCTGCGGCAGACCCGCCCTTTTGTGACCAAGGAGCAAGGTTATCTTGTGCCGAAGAAGAGCGTCTTTAACCGTATCATCGGCGACAGCCATCTAGAATTGGTTTTTGCCAGCTTTCTTGAGTCCTGCACCGATGTCGTATCCTACGCAAAGAACTACTTCGCCGTGAATTTCAAACTGGATTACGTCAACGCCGACGGCAACATTTCCAATTACTATCCCGACTTCCTGGTGAAGCTGGCCGACAAGCGCGTCGTGATAGTCGAAACCAAAGGTCTTGAGGACTTGGACGTGCCGTTGAAAATGGAGCGATTGCGGCAATGGTGCGAGGACATCAACCGGGTACAGTCCGAGGTGGCTTATGATTTTGTTTTCGTGGACCAGGAGAGCTTCGAAAAATATGGCCCGAAATCTCTCTCGGAACTTATTGGGAACTTCACGCAATATAAGACGTGATTATCGCTGGCGCGAACCGCAATACAACTGCGGTTCGTTTTAAATTCACTTTAGCAGGAGGCAAAGAAGCCACGGGACACTGGATCGCTCTTTATTTGGTGGAGTGGTTTTTCTTTGCGCCAATCTCAAGTTTCTTCCTCTTGCGCTTCCGAGTGGGAACAGCTGTCGATGCGGAAACTCCTTGGAAGAGTTCGTTCAGTCTTTTTACAGCACCCGCCAATTGGTCATTCTGCAGATCGATACCGTGCGCGTACAGCAGGGCGGTGTTCAATTTAGTTTTTTCATACTCTGCTTTTTTCAGTGCGCTTCGCAGCATGACGATTTGCTGCTCCACTTGCTGCGCCGCCTTTGCTGTCTTGTCGATCAATAGTTTGGCGCGGGATCGAAGTCGCTTGACCTCAGATTCTCGCTTTTCAATGCTGCGCTGCTCTTTGGTTTTGGTCTGAAATTCGATGACTTTCTTTTTTTTCGGCCGGATCGAACGAAAATCGCATATGCTTCCGGGCTTTGCCTCTCCTGGCTCATCCCCTCCCTCGATGGTCTTACGGCGACGACCAGGCCCGCCTTTATGGCTGAAGAAGCCGCTGCCTGCATGTACAACGGTGCCGCCCCCGTTATAACTGTTCTTTCCCATTGCTTCCCCCTCCCCTCTCAAGGCTGGAACATACTCACACACCAGACGTCGCCTGTATTGCCGCGTTTCGGAATCGAGGGACGCGTTGGAGATATCGCGGTAACCGGCGTCCAAGTAGTTAGGACGCGCAGGAACCGCTTAGCCGTCCCCCGGATCGGTAATCGATGCGATCCGATAGACGGCGAGGGCTGCCGCCAGCATGAGAAGGAACGAATAGACCAGCAGAAGATAGCCTGTGAATGAACCAGTCAGCATGGCGACCCGAAATATTGTCATCGATCCACTATAATAACTGACCATAAAGCGGGCGGTATCGTAAAGAACGGTTCCGTCGAACAGGAACGCCCACATCAGACACAAGATTTGCACGAAAATAAAATGGAAGAAGGTAGCGTTTATTTCCTCAAGGTAAGTTACGCCCTGGGAGTTTTTTACAGCTTTCAGCGCTCTTTTGAGTCGACCAGTCATTAGGCTGAACAGTATCGCGTACGTGCCGAGGCTGAAGCCAAGAAGACTCGGGATCATGTCAAAAGACTTTGAGACCCATTTGGCCTCGATCCAATTGGAATAGCTAACGCCGGTTACGGCCAAAGAGATTAGGAAAATCGGCGATCCAAACACCGCGCCCCATCCACCGTACCCTTTGAAGTACCGGCGAATGCGTCGACCAAACGCGGCGAATTGGTTCAGGAAGGACAATTCTTTTACCCTTTGCCCGCCACTATACGGCGGAATGCTTCCTTCTCAGAAATCTCATCGGGATCATAGGTGTCTTGTAGAATTTTGGGATACTGTTCCGTTGACCTTGTTACCGCCCCTGTGTCGTCCCGACCCCTAACTTGAACGCTCCCATTCTCAAGCGCGGCTCCACTTACGCTCCTAATCTCATCGTTGGGGACGATGGAATGGCCAGGTTCCGCGTCGTAGGTCAACACGAGCTTCTGTGAGTGCGTCGCCGCCAAATGTGCTTCTATCTTGGCTTCGAAGTCATCGGCGAAAATATCTGAGTTTGGCTTCATGATCGTAATTTTGATCTCATTGATTTTCTTGAGATCAAAGAGTGCGTCGAGCCCTTCTCTACTTTGCACGATTGATATCTTGGCACTATTGTACTTCGAAAGTATATCAAGGTTTTGAGAAATATTTTGAAAGAACCTTAAGACGGAGTTTGAGGTTATTTGCTTTCCTTTAGAATACTGCTGAACATATATCTTGTGTTCCTTGGTATCGAATAAAAAGTAGAAGCTCGCGGCGTTGGGATACAAATTATCAGGTATGCTAATTTCAGAAATCTGATTGGTCGTTGCTTCCTTCAGATTTGCAGCATCGAACCATGAGCCGTCCGTTTCTATCCTGGTAAAGGTTGTAATAATTCCGGAGACTTCGTTCCCCTCTTCGCTCGATCTGTCGAGCAGCGATATCATGGCGTAGCGGTCGCCATGGATATTCACTGGAAGCTTCAATCGATAAACGTCGTGTATGAAATCAGAATAGATTTTCGGTGAGTGTGGGTGAAGCCGGATGTTCACAATACCAACCGACACTTTAATTCTACGAGCCATGAACATCCGCCCCCGCTGACTGATTTTGATTTCTACCTTAAGTCGTTCCTGTTGATAATGCTGACCTAAGGACGATCCACAGCAATTCTTTTGTTATTTGTCAGCCAGCTTTCTGGAATACTAGGGTATACCCTCGCGGAGGCCCGCCGTAGACAGCCAGATGGCGTCCGCAAGGGTTGTTCCTTGCATCCGAACGCTCAAGTCTCCGAACGTGACCCAATCGGGCAGCTCGGAGATCGCAGTGCAACAACACCAAGTCACGCCAGCCCAAAAGACCAAATTAAAAAAGCAAGAAGAACGCCGCCGAAGCGAACGGCGGCAACGCGAAGACGAGTACCGCAGGCGCATCGAACGGCTCCGCCGCCAAATCGAAGAGGCGCTAAGACGCCGTCGACGTATGCTGTCGCTTTTCCTTCTGGCATTGCTCGCCATCCAGGAATCGATCTTAAAGGCATTTGTACGCTCGTTTACCTACCGTCCTGATCCAGACCCGGCGGACTGGACGCCAAGCCCAGAAAGCGACTTTGCCGCACAGACCGGCCATGACGATTATTGCGATGGTTATTCGTACGCTCAATGGACAAAAATGGTACATGAGCGTGGTATCCGTGTCAGTCGGAAGGCCGAGCTTCAAGAAACCTGGAAGGCTGATCCAGAGCGCGAAAATTTCCCGCAGCGATATAAAGACTGGGGCTATCGTCCATATCTCGGCGAGATAATGAACGACCTTTCCATAGCACGCTGGCAGTCCGACGCTCTCACCGCGCTCAAGCTCATGTCGCCAAGCGAGGTCCACAAATACCTGGATGAGTCATATGCGGCCGACCCCGGCGACTTGCTGATGTGCCGTGCAGATTTGAGCGCTGACATAATAAAAAACTTCGAAAGAGCCGCGATCCAATGGGAAATCCGGAAGGCAAGAGAGGCCGAGGAAGCAAGGCAGGAAAAGGAATTATCGCGAAAAAGCAACAACGAGGACGGGAATCCCGAGCCCAAATGAAGGGATTTTTTAAGGGAATTCCTTGGCTGGAGGCCCTCAAAGTCGTCATTGCAAGGAATTCTCCAGAAAATCCTCTCCTCCAAAGGAATTTCGAATTATATTCCTATAAATAGCATTTTATCGATAATTCCTTTGGAAACGTAGCCTATTGACGGAATAAAATTGCTCCCCTACCTATTCGCTGTCTACAACGAAAAGGAGCCTTGGCATGTTGGATACAATTTATATCTCTGCAGACGTGATCCGGAACTCGATGCTCGACACCGGTGATGCGGTTGCTGCGTTTTCCCAGTGGAAGCCGAAGCCTGGAGAAACCGTCTTCCGCTATAAGAAGGCGGACATCCGCATCACCGCTGCGAGCGGCGCGATCTACCTGATGTCGGAGGCTGAGACGAGACAGCCGAAAATTCCATTCACGCCGATCCCAGCAGCCGACATCGGGGCGATGGTGCGGTCAATGGCTGGCGCTGTGCAACCAGCCGAGATCAACCAGGTGCTGAGACTGCTGAACGGTGCGGCGTAATGGACGGAAATGCACCAAGGCTTGATGCGTACAACTCTACCTACATAGGCTTCTCGACTGCGGTATTGACCGCAGCGACCAAAGCGATGGAAGGCGACCCGAACGCACTGGACAATCAGTTGACGCGGGCGGGATTCGAAATCGAACGGGAGCGTGGGCGGTTCATCGTAATCATTCCCATACACGGCAATCCCAATTGCACGCACGCGGAAATCGGCGGTACAAAAGCAGAAATCTTTGCTTGGCTGTCGCAGCAGCCGGATTTGCCGCCGAAAAAGTATTTTGATCCGAACTTGGAACTCAGAGCAGCATCCGAGTCACTTCTAACGTCAATTCGCGAGAGAGTTCGCGGAGAACTTAAGAAAGATTCCTCTCCTCTTTGCTGAATTTCGGTTTCAATACCAGCTTTGGACCCGGTGACAGGTCTGATGAAGCTGGATCGGCGACAGGAGAGAACATCGAGCGGAGACGGTCACGTTCAATGCCAGCCCGGAATGCCTCATCCTTCGCCGTGCGGGCTTGCTGCTCAGCCTCATAAAGCTTGCGCTCGGCTTCCAGCCGCTTGCGCTCGGCGTCCCTTGCTTTGTCGCGCCATCGTTCAATTTCTCCAGTGAAATCCTGCCGGACTTTTTCGACCAGCGTCGATTTCCGTAGATTGTCCCACACGGCCCGGAGACGACCGCCCCAGCCCACGTACCTGGCAGCATCCGCCATCGCTGCCTCTGCTTGTTCTAGTTCCTGTCTTACGCGATCCTGCGCAGCCATGGCGGCGGCAGTGGCTCTGCGCGCAGATTCCTGCATGCGAGCAGCGTCGGTGGCGATCTTGGCGGCGTCTGCCTGTATGGCGGCTGCATTCTCTTTTGCGTCAGCGAGCAGCGCCGAAGCTTGCCGTCGCGTCCGCTCGACGTAATTGTTTGCGTCCTGTTTCGTCTGCGCTACAAATTCGTCTCGTTTGGCATCCACGGATGCAGCACGCGCCAAGGATTTTTTCAGCGCCTACGCCGCCTGAATCTCCGCTTGCCATTCGGCCCGCCGCAATCGACGGACCTGCGGCCCGATTCTGGTCAAGCCAGAGGGAGCGCCCACATGCTGGTGGTAATGATCCTGCCAATTACGCATAGCTGCACGGTACGCCTTGTCACCGCGCCTATTTAACATCTTTTCATCTTCACCTGGGCGAGGCCCTTCTGCAATTTCGGCGGTCTTTGCGATATGGCCGGGGTGAATCGCGGCCGCCTTCATCATCCTGTTCTCAGGCAGGATGTAGCAATGCAGGTGGCAATAGCGCTCGTCGGTATGTCGAATTACTGAGACCAATTGAGAGCCGAACTGATCTTGCAGCCATTGGACCGTTCGACGTTCCCATTCTGCAACGTCGGCAGCTTTGGCGGGATCGGCTCGAATCTCCGCGACTTGATATGGGTGACTGGCAATGACAGTGGCAAGAGTTTGTTGCGTAGATCGGATCGCCCGCGTTTTACCATTTTTCATGGTATCCTTCGCAGCCAATGCACGTTCATCGTGAAGCGCCCGCACATCTGAAATCGCCAGGCCGAAGACGATCTCTGGAGATGAAGGATTGGACACATGGAAGCTGGCGTCTGGTCGGCGCTCTACCTCTCCAAAAATGAAGTCTGTGGACTGTCCATGCTGGTTTCCTTTTCTGGAAAAGGCCCCGAAATGGACGAACTGAAAACCGGCTCCCATTGATCCGTCCTCCTCTCGCTCAAATCGTAAACGCGGCAGATGCAAGAAACCAAACCATTGATTTAGTGACAGACTAATGCAATGCGCTTTGCTTTTTGCGTCTGCCCTGCCGGGTGCCTCTTTCCAGAGAGGACGATTTCATCGAGAGCCCTTCGGCAGACCCCCTTCATGGTCGGGGTGGCCATCATGCGGATATGCTATGCAGCTATCCGAGGCCGTAGCACGGCAATTTCCTCATCGGATAGCCAGCGTCCAGGCATGATGATTTCGATCTGACGTATCCATTCCGATGCCGAGTTTGCGGACGCCAACAGTTCTGCATCTGTTATTGCCTCTATCTCCGGGTACGAAGCCGAATAGTGCGCAGCGAGAGCCCGCACGTGGCGTGTGGCACCGTGGCAAACGGATTTGCGAAAGGCCTCTGCGGCCAATAATATGACGGCAGCGCGATCTTTTCTTGGAACTTGTGGCTCTTTTCCGAGTATCGGAGCCGTCGCTTCTAATTCTGTTGCCGTTTTCGAACCTTCGAAAATGTTCTCGCCAGGTTCTTGATGCGGTATCTGATCCATGTCGAGGACAGTTGACCTACATCTGTGGACTTTATAGGCGTCCTCATTGGCTCTAGCGACTTGACTTGCTAAGGCTCTGTCCGCCGCCTTCAACGCATCACCCACGTTGGGAGCTTGTGCAAGTTCCCAATCTTGCCGAGCTTGAGATTTTAGCGCTTCAATCTGCCGAAAACGCTGTTGATCCTCGTTACTCGTTGCATCGGGCTTATAGCGCTGCACCAAGATCATCGGCTCTGCGTAAGGCATGTGCCGCCATTGCGGCAGGGTTACGCCCAGGACGATATTTTGTGGCTTAGGGCTAGCCTCGCATCGTGTCTCAGGGCTGCCATCCACGGGAGTGGTTTCGTGCCGCCCGACATTTTGGGCATCAACAGGCTGCCTTGCTCTGCGCGTTTTCTTTACACGGCAATACTTGACGCGACCCATTACGTTTACACCTACGATCTTCTCACGTTTTTGAGATAGTTCGTGCAGGAACTCCGCGAAGCGGCCCATGGGCTGGCACATTTTTAGTTCCTTGGTTTCGTGAAACAGCCAAAGAATTGCCTCGTCGGGGGCCGCTTTCAGCTCATTCGGTTTAAAGCAATATTTTACGAGTTCCTCTGCCTTTTGAATGACGCCGGTGTCTTTCCACAGGCCCTTGGCTCTGGAGTGCGTACCCTTCAGAAAGGATGTCCAAGCGTCGTCGTCAAGCTTACGATGCGGCCAAAAAAGAACATTGGCGTGAAGGTGGTACAGGATCGTGTCCTTGCCGTAACGGTCGGAGAGGGGCGTGCCGAGATCGCCGAAGAAATCGGGATGCTCCTCTCGGTAGCGCTCAGCGGCCTCATGATCACGCGCCTGTGCCGATGCCCTGGTAAATTCGATACCCCTAAACAAAACTTCGATATCGTATTTCCCACGCGCCCAACTCGACCACCTGGAAATCCGTCGTGACAGGGCTTGGATCGCTTCCCGAAGTGCGCCCCCTTCGACGATCAAATCCCCGGACGTGAAAACGGCATATCGATAATATTGCGAGTCCCGATTGTTCGCGATCATGTATTTAAGTGAATTCAAATATTTCCGCCGGTCTCGCGCAGCAACGGTCGGAAGGATGCGAATGGCGCGATATACTGGAAGTTCTTCCACCCGCTCAGAAACGGCACCTATGATGCTCAGATCGGAGGGACGGCGTGCTCGTTCGCCCATCCGCTCAAGCGCGTCCGCCATTTCCTCCGTCTGCCTGTTGAGCCTATCTGCGGCGACCCGCCTTTTTGCCCACTTGTCTATGTCGATTTCCCACCCAGTGTTCACCTGTAGAACATCGAAGTGATCGAAGCCGTCGGGACCGATGACGCGATCACGCAGAGATTGCAGCGCAGAGTCAGATATGCTTTCGCGCGAAGAGTGTTGACATTTTTTTTGGAAAAAAGGGACTTCGTGTTCTTCGGGGGCTCTATATTCGAGCCCGACGGTCACTCAGCCGTCAATAGCAGCTTTACAATGTCACGATGATCGTTCACCATTATCGAACATTCCTACAAGAAAACCGACAGAGGGCCGCTAACCCGTTGATGTCGGTTTTCTTATGTTCAGAGTAGATCAAACCGACGTCAACCGTTGATTCGTATAAGCCCAAGAGTATCGTCGGGATCGAAGAGGTCAGCAAGGAACCGACTGTTAGCTGCGGCGTAAACCTTCCGCCATTTGTAGTCATCACCTAGGTCCATTTCCACAAGATAGCGCCGAATGACCTTGTCGAACATCCAACCCCTGAAGGCGGTCCGATTGCGCGCTGATTGGCTCATGAATGGGTCGATTTCGATGCACTCGGGCGACCCACGATACGCCGAACTGCCCGTATCTATGGAAATCAGGACGATGGCAATTGTGGGATAGTCAGGTGAGGACCACCCTGAATAGGAGAGCGGCGATTTCCCTAAGCCGTTACAATCGAGCGCCCAATCAAATTGCGCCCCTGGCTCATGCCAGAGTTTATCTATCAACTTTGCTTCCGCTTCTCGATTGAGCAAATGAGGGTTGTGAATTTCAGCCATCGATATGCCCCCGCAGACTCGACAGAACCACTCTCGCCTGCACCACTTCCCGAAGTGCCTTGGCGAGTTCTTCGCCCTGACGCGTTTTGCGGTTAACATCCGAGTATTCTTTTGCTGACAGGCTGGTCGCGCCCGATGATTTGAACTCATTCCAAAAGGCCGCAAGCCATTCTCTGAGTGGTATCAGTTCGCCAACGCCCTCTTCGATCAGGTTCTGTAATTTTCGTTCCACGCCATTCCTGCAAGGGATGCGCCTAGTCATTTCTAAAGTGTCTTTCAGTTCCATGGGCAGTCCTTTCCTGTTTTAAACAAAGCTTCGCTGACATCCGTCAGCGGAAGCTTCGCAAGGTGTTGATTTTCGGAGGTCGTTGAGGTCGCGAATGCGGCCTGCTCAATAAATGTTGCACCGCGCGACGGACGAGAGTTTCCGGTTGCGGGAAATCAGCGGTAGCCGAGTATTAGGCATAAGCCACTAGCTCGGCGTACCGCTCATGCGATTGCGGCTGTCTCTGCGTCCTCGTGGAGCCACGGGGCAAAGCGTGGCTGGTGTTTAGCCAGGATTTGCTTTTCCACATGTGACAGGAGAGGCCACAGGTCTTCCATTCTGGCCTTGAAATGCAGCAATTCGCTACCGTGTATCAGCGCGTCAACAATGATCGCGGACATGTCACACCGGAAATTCATGTGATCCTCACCCAACTGGTGCGCGGTCCATTGTTTGGAGGTGAAGAGCAACGAACAATTGGCCCCTCGCTTCGGAAGTGGGCGTGTTCGTGTCGCGGCTGGTGCTCGACGGTAAACTTCAACTTCTGTTGTATTTTTCATATTATCTCCTGTTACATTATGGGTATGGGTGGTCGAATGGGGGCGCAAACGTGCGCCCTCCACAGCTTGCAGAATGCAAGGGAAGCACCATCAAACGGTGATTGAGCATTTGGTGAGGGGCGGCCCCTCAGCCAATATTTCGACAGTCAGCTTCGGCGGGTAAGCCGAGGGTTTCCACATCCCGCCAACCGATAAGTGGCTGATGCGAATGTTATCGACGCTCTAGTGTTGACAGCGCGTCCGTCGTCGATGACCAAAATTTGGGCTAAACCCTACTAGGACGCAAGAGAAATATTTGGATCAAAATTGCTGATAAGCTTGCAATGAGCCCTTGAATACAAGATCATCATCTTCTACCGTAGAATTTAGTTCCAGTTATTCACTGTAAACTTGAAGTATGCGCAATATTATTTTTTGCCTTTTTGACATAGAATGAAAAAATGATTTTGCAAGAAATAATCCATTTCGGAAAAATAAATTATTTTGCTTGCTGAACGCTTGAGCCTTGGCCCCAGAGCGGCGGTCTTTTGGTCCCGACACGATGCAAGACGGCTGGCACCGTCGCAAGCACTGTCGACAAATGCGACCGGTAACCGTCTCATTCGGGTATACCAAACCAAGACGATCAGGCGAGACACGTTTCTCGTCTTGTTAGGGTTTACTTCTGTTTTTTGAGACAGCAGACTTACAGGGTCTAGAACCTAGCAAGGCAGAATACATGACAGGACAGCTCTTTGGGTACGCGCGCGTATCGACAACGGACCAAGACCTCTCCATTCAAATCGCTGCGCTGAAAGCGGCGGGATGCACTATCGTCCGCGCGGAGAAAAGGACGGGTACCACAACAGATGGTCGCGACGAACTCCGGACCTTGATTGATTTCGCACGAAAGGGTGACGGCATCGTTGTCACAAGGATCGACCGCTTGGCGCGATCCATCGCCGACCTGGCCGCGATAGTCAAAGAACTGGAGATGCGCGGGGTCGCGCTGAAAGCCACAGAGCAACCCATTGACACGTCCTCAGCAGCCGGAAGGGCGTTTCTCCAGATGCTTGGAGTATTCGCTGAATTCGAGACCTCTATCCGCCGTGAAAGACAGATGGAAGGTATCGCAAAAGCGAAGGCGGAAGGAGCATATAAGGGGCGTAAGCCCTCTATAGATGCAGAGCGAGTTCTTGGACTGGTGGCGGAAGGCAAGGGCGCTTCTGAGATTGCAAAGGTGCTTGGCATTGGTCGGGCGAGTGTTTACCGAGTTATTCGGGCTTGAAGATTTTCGGAGCGCAGATCATAACCACAGTTTCGGCAGAGGTTTCCGTCAAGCATTTCCTCGGCGATGCTACAGTTCTTCAGGTCGAGTTGCTTGTCCCGATTTGATCGCTGCGTAAATCCTCTTCCATGTACCGGACAGTGAATGATACCTTCTGGCACAGCAGCCAGGTCATCCCCGGATGTCGGGTTGTGGAAGTAACGGAAGGCTTTGCCCAATGGTTTAGGCTGGCGTCACGTCGTCGGACGCCAAGCCGATTAAGTTTTTTCCGATGAAACTAATCGCTTCATGTTCACTATTTTGTAGGAATTGCTTTCCACTCGTCGTGAGTTACTTGGTGGAAAATTCCCCTAAACACCACCGTTTTTCCGTTCTGGGGCGTTAACTTTAATTTCATCGGCATCTTGGGCGTGATGGCCCCTCCCAATGGGGCAACGGCTACTCCGTTTACAACTTCACCGTTTTCCATCGTAATCCCTTTGTTGAATCCCCCCCGGTGCGGCTGTCCTCCGTTCAGGTCAATTTTAACCTCCCCCTCGTCATTGTTCAAAAGAACAAGGAACGTAGGGTTCGGCTCCATGAGGTGAGAAGCCGAAATCACGATGTCCATTTCAACTGCCGGATTACCTGAATATTTATAGGTGAGATTAGAGAAGCCCATGTGCTGCGGGGTGAACGTGTTGTTACCCTGGATGACGTTCACGATCTGAACGATTGCTCCTTCAATCCCATTGGCGAACATATCAATGTAGACATTCTGAAGCAGGACAGGCGGCATGGTGGAGCCATCCACGCGAACCGGAATGATCTTGCACTCGCCCTTGGTCGCCTTATAGAGCGCATTCTGCCATTCGAGCTTGACCATGTTGCTCAGAAGGCTCTTTTCCGAAACAAAGAAAAACACAAAATTCGGTGAAGTCAGTCCTTCATTCATCTTATCAATGATCCCGTCACCGGGTTGAATTGACCAACTGTCGTAAAATACCTTGTCTTGCCCAAAAATTTCGCGGAGCCGAAGTGCAACCGGCTCGATGACAGGTTTGTCTGCGTGGTTATGACTTAAAAAGATCATTTAGGTGCCTTCCAAAATTGTTCCGGAGAGATAATAGTTCACGTTCAAAAGTTCAACTATGAGTTCCGGACCTCGGACCCACCAAGATCACCCGCAAGCTTGGCAAGCTTTTGGCCTTGGGTGCGGCTGAAGCCGTCCGGGCGCTGAATCGCAGCTCCACGACGGATGCGGCTTGCTGGCCAAACCGGATATCCTGTCTCGGATTGCCGCTGCTGCCTTGCATTTTGATCAACACGGAAGGCGCAGGGGCTGGACAATCTGTTCCTTCTGGGTGGCAAGCTGTTGGGCCTGCAGGATTGCCCTTCGGTCATTGGCTCAGCCCCTTGCCGCTGCCTTCGGACTTGCACACCCCCCCACCTCATTGCCGGTGGGCTAGTCCGGGGCAGGCACAAGGGCACGGCCTTCAGCCTTTTCTCCCTTCTGTCTGCCCCGGTTGCGGTAGGATTCGTCGCTCCGGCCAGTCAAGGGTTCGCTACGCGCCGTCCTCGCCATGCGCGGCCTGCGGCCTGTGCGTGGCTCTGGGCGGCCCCTTGACTGCCCTACCGCTCCACTTGGCACCCGCCGAAAGGCAAACATCCCTCCAAAATCATTACAATCCAATCAGTTTGATTAAGGAACGCTATTCCATCACCGACATCAAATCCGCCCGGAGGATTCTCAAGAATCCCGATTTCTGCTATATATTTCTCAATAAATTCAGATAGAAAGCGGAGATTTCAATGCGCCAGACGATCACGAAAATCAGGGGTTTGACGGTTAACGTCGAGATTATCGAAATCCATCAGTCGGACGCGCGCGGCGGCGTTATTTGGTACCATGCAGCGATCTACGTGCAGCGACACGGGAGCACAAAAAGGAAACTGGTGCGCAAGTCCAGGCTGCCCGGAGCTGCTGCGGAATTACAGAAGGAGATTCAGCGTGACGGAATTCAGTCGTTCGACCGCATTACACTTCGATAGAACGGCTTGCCTTTCAGCCTATTAACGAGTACGTGCGTACATCGAAAAAGATGTCGAAAGCTGCGGTCGAAAACGAGCGTTTGCAAAGTGTTACGGCAGAGTGGAGGTTCTCGTCCCTCTCCCGCTACCATCAAAACAGCCGACATTTCCGGGCTGACCAAACTCGACAGATATCCCTTTATCTCGATCTGATAGTGCTCTCCGGGCTGACGCTTTGCGACAACCACACCCGCGATGACCTGCCTGAATGCCTGCGCCAGTTCAATTGACGGCTCGGCTTCCTTCTTAGTCAGTATTTCTGCCAGCGCTTCGACGTTCTGCCTGAAGATGCTGACGGCCTTAGGCTGGATCTCGATCACGTTTGCCAGCGGCGGTTCGGCTGCAAGTTCCTTTCGCCAGTGATCGCGCTGCGCTCGTAGACCGGGCAAGAGAGCTGCCGCGTCGTCGTCCTCGATCAATCCCTTCGAAAGCTTTTCGACAATGCGGGTTATGCCGTCCACGGCTTCCTGCAATGATTTCTCGGCCTGCGCTCGCCCTCGGCGCCGTTCGACTTCCACGCGACGGCGCTCGGCCTGATATTCCTTCACGTAGGCGTCGATGATCGCCGTGTCCGCGAACTGGATGCGGAGGGTGTCAATCACCTGCCGTTCGATCTTCTCGACGTAGTAACGGCCGTTGTTGTCGCAGCTGCGCGATTCTTTGTGGTTGCTGCAAACCACGCGCGGGCCGCTCCGGTCGGCGCCGACGATCGACAATCCCCCACCACATGCACCGCATTTCAGCAGGCCGGATAGCAGGCGTTTGCTCTTGGGCGTCGTCCTGGAATGCTCGCCGCCGCGTTCGGCCTTCCGGCGCTGTACGATCTCGAACAGGGCGTCGTCGATGATCCGCAGATGCGGGGCGCTGGTCTCCTCGTAATCCGCCTCATCGTTCACGCGCGACACGCGGCGGCCGGTGGACGGGTCTTTCACCATCCGAACCCTGTTCCAGATAATTTTCCCGGCATAGATCGGATTGCGCAGGATACCGTTCCCCCGCTGGCCGTTGCCGTTGATCGTCGAGGCGTTCCACTGTGTTCCTCGCGGTGCCGGTACCGATTCGCTGTTCAGCGCGCCCGCGATTGCCCGCGGCGAAAATCCATCCCGATACATCTCGAAAATGCGGCGCACCGTGCCGGCCTCGGCTTCCACGATCTCCAGTTCTCCGGGTTTACCGACCGTCGGCGTGTAGCCGTAGGCCTTGCCGCCAGCGTTACGGCCGGAGCGAACCACGCCAACCATCCCGCGCTTGACCTTCTTCGCGCCTTCCTCTCGCTGCATCTGGCCGATGACGCCATACATTCCGACCTGAAGCGTCTCGATCTTTCCGCCGTTGACGCAGTTGATCTCGACTGAACGGAACGTCAGGTTTTTGTGGATGTGGGCGAGGTCGCCGATATCGCGAGACAGGCGGTCTGTCGCCTCGGCAATTACCATGTCGAAGGCAGAGAGTTCAGCCGCCTGCATCAGGGCTGACAGACCGGGACGCCCGAACATGGAGGCTCCCGATTTTGCCCGGTCGTGGTATTCGCTGACGACAGTCACACCAAGGCGGTCGGCATGGGATCGACACACCCGAATCTGATCTTCGACGGACTGGTCGTTCTGCAGGTCCGTCGAATATCGTGCGTAGATGACCGCTCTCTTCATTGCTTCCTTGCGCCTTCGTCTTTTTTCTCATCGTCATTAGCGGCGGGGGGCGGTGTAGCGTCAAGGCGCGCCTGCCGCCGTGCGAGGGCTTTGACGAAGGCGATTAGCGGGGTATCCGGCTCAACCATCAGCGTTGTCCCCACTATCCCCGTTATCCACAGAGGTCCCTGTGAAGAACGCGAGCGCGCCGCGAATGAGAGGTGCGGCCAAGTTGGGGCAGCTATCATCGCATTCTCTAGCGGCCTGGCGAAGCGCAGTCACAGCGCCTTCCATCATGGTCGCGTGTTCGGTGGTCGTGGCCAGTTCTTCCAGGACAGCGCTGTGTGCCTGCTCCATCGTCGTCAAGCCAACCTTGTCGTCAGCCGGCCATTCGTTGTAGGCCCTCTCGATCTTCTGATAGCGAGAGACAAGTTCCATAAGTGGATCGGTCATCGGCTGGGCACTCCGATCAGCTTGAGGCGCCCGCAAAGGTGGCTGTCCTCATCCATCGTCTCTTCGCGATCATCGTCTTCGAGATCAGGGTCGCCGTCGAGGTGGTCGAGCAACGCGATGGCGTTATCGATCCAGCGTTCAAGCTCCTGCCGGCGGAACTGGTATATCGCAGGGGAGGCTGTCATTTGAGCTCCCCCTGGATTTCCTCAATTCGCTCTTCGACGGCGAGAAGTTTGCTGTCAATTTCGCCCGAAACGGCTTGGATCGCATTCGTCGCATCGCGTGTCAGCGAGCGGTCGGCAGCGGCCATGAAGACGGCCTCGTTGAGATATCGGACGGTGGCGAGAAGATCCACGATGTCGCCAAGGCGGCGTTCGATGTTGTCTGTCATCGTCCGGCCTCCCAACTTGCATAGGCATTGGTGCCGGTGACATCGTCGGCCAATAGCGGCGATCCGTCATCAATGTGAACTTTCGCAACCGGTGCCGAGCGCTTTCCGACGTGATCCCCGACGACCAGCGCGAACTGATGTTCGTGACATACCTCGGCACGCCACAAGTGGTCGGGATGCATCTTGGCCATGGCGTCGGCCAGTGCGTTGGCGTGATACCTGACAATTTCAGCCGGCGTTGCCTTGGCGAGAAAGTCGTCGATGCTCATGGGGACCGGTGCCGTGGCGGCGACGGCGACCGCTGCCATCGGCGGAAAGGATGCGCCGGCCAAGAGAGCGAGCGACTGACGGCGGGTCAAATTGATCGTTTTCACAGGCCCGCCCTCCGTTCGCGCTCCGACTTGATCCAGCCGAGTGCAGCCTTCATCATCCCGGTAATGCGCGGCGTTTCGCCGATGTCGTGGTCTTGAATAGCGAGTTCGAGTGCCTGTTCCGCCTCAGCAACGCTTGCGGCCGGTCGGCTCCAGTTCGCAATAATTCGCTCCGAGGCCTTATGGTCGGTCGGCAGCACGGCATTCCGATCACCGCTTTCATCCGCAGCGATCGAAGCTGCAAGGAAGTCGTTCCAATCGGCGCGATAACGATAGATCGCGTAGGCCAAGGTGGACGCGGCCGGTTCAACCGCCTTCTGGTCGCAATTGTCAACGAACCAAGGGCAGGGGCCATCAAGGACTACGGTTTTCGCGCTGATCCGCTTGGTGTGTTCGATGGCGATCCGCTGGATAGACGCGACCTGATCCAGCTCTTCATTGCGTGAGCCGTCGGCGTGAGCGTAATGCATCTCGTGCAAGATGTTGTAGCTCGCCTGCAGGAGGTGCAGCAGGTCGCTGACTTCGTAGACGATATCGCTGGGGTGGAAGTCGGCGGGCAGGTTGTTTTTCGGCATGGCTTCGCCAGCGGCCGGAACGGTGTTCGGCATTGGTATTCTCCAGATTTGAAAGGGTGGAGATCGGCGCAGTTGTGCGCCGGTCGCTGGTTAAGCGGGCGTCATTCAATCTGTCCGTAGATGAATGTGGTCAGCTTCCTTGTGGGGCCGATTGTCGTATCAGCTTCGAAAATAAGCCATTGTTCACCGCGCTCGGGTGCATGGTGATAGGTGTTCGACGAAGCGAAGCCCGTTGCGCACAGTTCCAATAATGCACGCATCACGTGGAGCGACACAGTCGGCTCATCGGTCTCGAAGTGTTTGATAATGTGCGACAGCAGTGCTTCATAGGCTACCGGTTCAATCCGCGTTGCTATGAACCTGATCACCTCGGCCAGAACCGCTGCCTTGCTTTCCGGTGCGAGTTCGCCGCCTTGTTCGCAGACCAGGGTCATAGCAGCGTCTCCGTCAACTGGCGTTGAACAAGGGCGATGACACTGGTCGGCCACATGATCTGCTTGACGGGCCGGCCCTTAAAATCCTTCTTGCCGGTGTCGAAGATATCGCCGCCGGCGGCGCGACCCGCGTCAGTCAAATCCCAATAGGCGATCCGCATCTTGCCGGGGCGCTTACCTGGAATGCGGTGCGCCGCTTGAAGGCCGAGCTTTTCAAGGATCAGGTTCACCTCGTTCTCCGTTTTGGTTGGGTCAGTCCGCTCGCCGACCGAAGTGGAGTTGATGAACTGCTGGGAAATATCAGCCTTCAGATGTGTTACGCCGGTAAGTTCGAGCACATTCACCCCGGTCTCGCGTTGGGTTGCCATTGCTGCCGAAAGCGCACGCTGATTGCCTTTCAGGCCGAGCAGCCCTGCGAGACGACTGAAACCATGCATGACGTCGCCGACGGTCTTGAGCTTCTTTGAGAGAGGCAAGCGCGACACGTCTATCGCGCCTTCTTGTGCGGCAAAATAGACGTCTACCATATCGCCCTGGACTTCCCACGCCCGATCGTCATTCATCGGCTTGGTCAGCTTGAGGTATCCGCGTTCAGTCAAAACGTTGGCCCGCGCTGTCCTCGAAGGGAAAATACCCAACTGCGACATCGTACGTATTTCGTCCGATGTCAGACTGTGGAAATCCGCGCCTTCGACAAACCGGTCACGGTTTTCGTTGAAAGTGCGACGGGCTGTGTCGTCTGGCCGCTGGTGTATTTCATCGACCTGAGACATCGTGACGATCGGCTCGCCGCGATAGGTGATGCGCTTAACATCGACCCCACCGATTGAAACCGTAGGCATAAGTGTGCTACTGGACTGGCTGTCCATTTCGGCATCCTCATTGTTGAAACTGGCATTCCGATTTCCGCGCTACGAACGCGGCAGTCATTTCGAGAACGGCTATCGAGGCGGGCTGGCACCCGATTCGGTGGCCGTTTTCATCTTAGGCTAACCCTGCTTTTTCAGATGCGCAGGAAATTTCGTTGTCATTCCTTCCAACGCTTTGAAATTTGATCATTCTTTCCCGCACGGCACGAATGATTTCGCTGTTCTGCGAGCTGCCATTTTGCTCTGCCTGCTGGTCGAGGAAGAGCCTCACGTCATCGGGCAGCCGGAACGTGGTCTTTATCTTTTGGCTCTGGATACGATCGGACCGCATCTATTAATCCTTTGTTAGGAAGAGAATGGCATGATGCCATCACGTCCGCAAGTAGCTGGCATAGTGCCATCATTTATTTTCTGTGGACATGGCATTATGGTATCACTTATGGCTGTCTCTCTTGCAAAAGACCTCGACAAGTTTGTGCTGCGCCTCCCATCAGGGTTGCGGGATCGCATCAAAGTCGTGGCCGAGGAAAACAACCGCTCTATGAATGCGGAAATTGTTGCCACGCTTGAAGTGAAATATCCGGAAGTCGCGTTTGACGTCGGGGCGTTCATGACTGATTGGATGATCCCAATCCTGCGAGCGACGTCCAGCGCGGGCCGAAGGGCGACTGTCGGCGCGGCGAACGCGTATCTCGACAAGAACAACCCGGGCATGTTCGTGGAGCTTTTGGAGGATGACGATCGTCGCCCGCAGGTCGTGTTAAACTCTAATGGCGCTCGGATCATGGTGTCTGAGCCTCCGGCGCCGCAGCAGCCAGCAAAAGAGAATGAAGAAACGCCTGAAGAGTAGCCACCCCGCCGTACTCATCGTAATCAAGGCACTCGACCAGCTTCATCCGCTCGCCGACTGATCCGTTCAGGATGTAATGGAGCTTGAGCTGTACATCCTCGACCGTGGCGCACGGTGCCGAGATCATGGCGAGGTAGGCGACAATCTCGGCGGCGCCGGTTCTGTCGGCCAAGGCCACGGATTTTGGCCAGCCTCCATTGAAGAACGAAGATTCGTCGATATCGATTGCCTGGCGGTGCGCCTCGATCGCTTGCGCGACCGTGTGGGGCGGGGTGACGGCGATGTTCATGTCGGCTCCATCGGTTAAGATGGAGTAAACATAACGAATGATTTTTCAGCCGTCAATCTTCACGACTGAAATATCATTCGCCATCTGAAATTTCCCGTTCCACCCTGATGAGGACGCCGAAAACGCGCACTTGCCCGTCGTGGATGTGATAACGGTTCGGATCCCCGTCGATGCCTTCATCTGTGACATCGGCTAGTTCAATTGTGATCGATCTAGATTTCACGGCGTTTTCGTCGGCGTTGCCGATCAAAAAGCTGATCCTGCGGCCATCGTTGGACACATACCTCACACTGATCTCAAATATGCCATGCGCCACTCGGCGCTTTACGCCTACAAGCATACCGTTCCGAAGTGGGATGGCTTCCTTGGGGTCTTTGGGATGGGCGAACGTAAGAATATCGCCTTTGATGATATGGAAGCTTGAAAACGAATCGTCGCCCATCGTCGATGCGGACGTGTCCCAATTGGCGTACTTCCTACTGGGTCGCACATACGTGTGAAGAAGTGCCTTGCTCAACCCGGAACGGAAGACCTCGTCTTCTTGATAAATGCCCACTTGGAGAGACCCGACGATGGGAACCCGCGCCGGCCCCATTCTTGGAATGTCATCGGCTGCAGGCTGCTTATCCGGTGCGTCTGTAGCTCCCACTAGGAACGCGAGCGTGCAGTCCAGCACCACAGCAAGCTTCTCAAGGGTAGCGAGGCGGGGGCTTCCAGAATTCCCAGAGAGAATATCTGTGATAGCAGAGCGCCCTAGGCCCGCCTCTAGCGAGGCTCCGGCGGCGCTTTTCCCGATTTCTTCGAGGCGATTTTTTATTCGATTAGCGAGTTCGTTTTCCATGGCTGATTTATCCGACACAATCTCTGAAAAAGCCAGACTGATTTTTCAGTCGAACGGTTTACAGGCGAATGATTTATCAGTATGTTTAACGGATGGAAAACGAACTCCGCAAAATCTTGCTCACTACAGCCAGCGAATTCGCGAGCGTCGAACGCTGTGCAATCTCAACAGTTTCCCGCCGCGTTAAGAACGACGCGACGTTTTTCACCCGCATCGCAGACAAGTCGAAAAGTTTCACCGCAAGAACCTTCGACGAGGTCATGCTGTGGTTCGCTGAAAACTGGCCAGCCGACCAGCAGAGGCCGCTCGATCTTATGAAATGGATGGCGGATGTGGGATTCCGTCCAGCGGTGTCTGCATGACCGCCCCTCACGTGCATGCACGTGCGAGAGAGCTTCCGCATCCGCCGGAAGTCGTCGAGGCCGCACAGTATTTGTCCGACACGCCGGCGCCGCCACGCCCGATTGTCCCGCACCTGACCGAGCGCTTCGGCCTCGACCCGTCCAAGGCCTGCGCCGCGATCTACCTCGCCGGCGAAATGCGGCTGCTGCGGAGGGTGTTCGGATGACGATCGCGATCACACGTCGGGACGGCGTTGTCATATTCCCGGTACACCGAACCCGTCCACCATCCATCATGCTTCGGTTTGCCGGTCACGTAGTGAAGCTGCCAAAAACAGAACTTGGCCGGCATTTCCTGATCCGGGCGCTGCGCTTCGGAGACAAGCTCGAATGGTACGGTCCCGGTTATGACTGGGACGCGGAAGCAAAAAGTATTCGCGATGCACATGAGTGGTGCGACCGTCAAGAATGTCAGAATGACGAAGGAGCGTCACAGTGAACCCTGATTACGTTCCAGACTTCACCCATTGTGTGCTGCCATACGTGCAGTGGTACCAAGATGACTTCGTCGGCGGTGTTCGCGGGATGAAGGCTCACGAGATCGGCATCTACACGATGCTACTCATGGAAATGTACATGCGTGGTCGGGCGCTTGACCAATCCCACGACAGGCTTTCCCGCATGTGCGGCGCCGATCTTCGCACCTTCGAAAAGGTTCTTTCGCAGCTCATACCTGATGGGAAAATCGTCAAGTTGAACTGCGGCTATTGGAATGAACGATGCGAAAATGCGTTCAGGTCACGCGCAAAAATGCAGGAGCAGCTATCAATCGCGTCTCGGCAGTCGTGGCAAAAACGCAGAAAAAACAATGGCCCAGATATGCCTCTGCATAGCGATTGCATAGCGGATGCAAAGCGAAACTCAGAAGCTCAGAATATAATAAAAGAAACACCTAAAGGTGTTTCCAAAAAACGCGCCTCAAGGCTTTCGCCGGATTGGCAGTGCCCGGATGATTGGATCGATGAAGCGGTAAAAGCTGGTCTGAAGCGAGACAAGGCAGTTTCAGAGTCAGTTCGAATGCGGGATTGGTCACTTTCCAGCACCAACGGCAAGAAGATAGATTGGCGCGCCGCGTGGCGGAATTGGTACAAGGATAAACTCGAAAAGTTGCCGACCGGCAACGGGCGCGGTGCCGACGGTCACCTGACCAACGATTTCCTTTTCGGAGGTCGTTGACATGGTCGACACCAGAGCCGCCCTTGCCGAACACAATATCCGCCTCCGTAGCGAAAGCCCCGGCAGCCACAAGACCATTTGCCCAAGCTGCAGTTCTTCCCGCCGCAAGAAGAACGATCCCTGCCTCTCGGTTACCGTTGAAGGCGATGGTCGAGCGCTCTGGAAATGCCATCACTGTGGATTTGCTGGCGCTACTGCGGGCGAGGGTTATCGTCCAGCGCGCGAACGTCGCGTGTACCGCAAGCCCGTCCGGCCAGCGCGGCGTGAACGCCCGGATACGCTCCTGGCATGGTTTGAGAAGCGCGGCATCAGCCCCGAGACGGTTGTCAACTTCGGCATCCACAAAACGCGCCACTGGTTTCCGCAGACCGAGAAGGAAGAGGATTGCATCGCCTTCCCGTACGAGTGGGACGGGGAGTTGCGGAACGTCAAGTACAGGACGGTTGATAAGAATTTTGTCCAGGAAAAAGACCCGGAGCCGGTGTTCTTCAACGCAGACACAATCGGAGCCGGCGAGGATCTGATCATCTGCGAAGGCGAAATCGACGTCATCACGCTGCACGAGGTAGGATATCACCACATCGTGTCCCTGCCTAATGGAGCCCCCAAGGGGCCAGAGACAAGCGACAAGCGGTACGAGCCATTCGGCACGCATTGGGATTTGCTGACGAAGGTCAAGCGTGTCCTGATCGCAAGCGACATGGACGAGCCCGGCGAAAACCTCGCACAGGAAATCGCCAAGCGGATCGGACGTGATCGCTGCTATCGTGTGAAGATGCCAGCTGGCAGCAAGGACGCCAACGAGTGTCTGATGAAGTTCGGCGCTGACGCATTGCGTGCGGCCGTTGACGGTGCGGAGCCTTGGCCGATCGAAGGGCTACACGATATTGACGAGTTTTTCGCCGAGGTTATGGACCTTTACGACGGCAAGGGCCCGCAGCCGTTATCCACCGGATGGCCGGAAATGGACCGAGCCTTCAAGTACATTCCCGGGCAGTTCATTGCGGTAACAGGCATACCGAACCACGGCAAGTCGAGGTGGCTGTCGCAGGTCATCGTGCAGTCGGCGCGCCTGCGAGAGGAAAAATGGGCGATCTTTTCACCGGAGACCGGCCACGCCAACCAGATCGCGGACCTGTCTGAAATCTGGGCTGGCAATCCTTTCTACGATGGCCCGAGCATGCGCATGACGCGCGAAGATGCCGCCAACGCCATGATGTGGTTGCGAGAGAGGGTTTACCTGCTTGGCACGCTCGAACATACGCCGTCGATAGACTGGTTGTTGGAGCGGGCGCGCGCCGCCGTGATCCGGTACGGCGTGAGAAATATCGTCCTCGACCCATACAACGAGATCGAGGCATCGAGACCCGATAACCTGACCGAGACCGAGTTCGTTTCGCAACTGATAGCCAAGTGCAAGCGGTTCGGGAAGCTACACGACTGCACGGTCTGGATGGTTATCCATCCGCGCAAGCTCGGAAGCCCTGTGGACGGCAAGGAGCCGGTCCCGCAGCTCTACGATCTCGCCGGCAGCGCGCATTGGCGCAACAAAGCCGACGCCGGCATCGTGGTATATCGAGACTACGAAAAGAACGTCACCTTCGTCATCGCACAGAAGATCAGGCGGCAGCCGATGTGCGGGAATGTTGGGTCAGTTCGCCTAGAATTTGTCGGTGCCGAGCGCCGCTTCCATGCAATTCCTGCCAGCTACCAACCCCTTGGGAGGGAAGACATATGAGCCGTGACGACGACAATCGTAATCTACTCCAGGGCGAGGTGGTCCTTTGGAGCAACAAGCAGTGGCGGGTGACCAACCTCGTCTTGGAACAGGTTCCTGAGGACGGTGGGTGGTACTACATTTACGCGTCCGACTTGCACCGGGACATGTGGCCGGATCACATGCGGGAAAAGGGCTGGGTGGATTTTAGCAGCTTCATGGAAGCACTGACGAAGGCGCGTGAACTGCACCCGCTGAGGATTGCAGCATGACCCAGATCCTCAGCGTCACCCGCAAGGGCGATCTCCATTTCGATATCACCGACCAGTTCGGCAAAACGGTAAATGGTCCGTTCGACACGAACGCCGCTGCATGGAAGGCGCTCGATCGGCTGGACAGCGCGAGCAGCAACCAGCCGCCGGCACATCCGAAGAGCAACAAGAAGGTGTTATGGGGCAAGCCGCAGAAGAAATCGAAGAAGGCACGCCGGAAGGAACGCAAGCAGAAGGCTATCGATCTGGCCAAGCTCGACCAGAAGATGAAGGTTAACGCCGAGAAGGCGCCCGGCTGGATTCGCCGTGGGATGATCGGCAAGTTCGACCCGGCCGGCGAGCTATCATATCGGGATCACAAGCTCGGAACGTTCGGCGCTGCTTCAGAGGTCAAGCAGATCGATCCGGCCGTTTACTTGGCCGAAAAGGCGGCGCGTGGGAGTGACAATCTGTGACGATTGCCGAACGCAAAGCCCGCGAAGCTTACGACCGCGCCAACCCATGGCGGCCGATGTCAGAAGCCGAGGCCGATGGAACGATCTGCGAGCTGCAGTTTAGCGACATGGTCGGCAGCTTCGACGCCGATAGCCGCCGATATTTCCTGACCGCTACCGGGGACTGGTTCCAGATCGATCCACCCGCTCAGGTCTACAAACCACCCATGAACTGGCGCCCCGCTCAGTTGAAAATGTCACTGGAGCGACGCGCTGTCGTCATTCGCGAAAGCCAAAGGAGGCGAGCATGAGCAACGTTGTGCAACTCGGGAGCAGGAAGCCGAAGACCGAACCGGCCACGGGACCGCACTTCGCCGGCAGCCCGATCAAAGAAGCGTTCCCCGCCATGACTGTTCGTCGACCTGGTCAAATCCCTCGGAACACACCGTTCATGTTGGATGGCGAAGTTTATTTCCTGGAAGAAGATGGCCCAGAGGGTACCGCCTGATGCAGCACTTGCAAAAGACCGTTAAGCCGATTGGCGCACAAGCCGGATTTGCTGTCGTGATCCCTGACAGCATGGCAGGTTGGAAGATAATCGATCAGGGGTTTACCCTCGATCGATCCGCCGCCGCTGTCCGCGCCGCTGGCTTCGATAAAGCGCGTGTCCTCGCTGCAGTGCAGGAAGAGCAAGAGATCACCACCGTAACGACCGCCGTGCAGACGCATTACGCTGTCACCGTGGATTGGCAATCACTGTCATTGTCGGATGAGCGAGCCGAACAATGGTACGTTGTCCGCGTCGCGCCTGGCGCGCAGAAGGTAGCCGCAAAGGTCCATGACGCGCCTGAATACCGCGTTGCGGAAACCATCGTGGAACGTAATCTGCGGGAGAAGGGCGTTGATGTATACATGCCTGCATTCTGGCAGGAGAAGCGGCTTCACCGAGGCGGAAAGCTTCGATCCCGTCGTCTCCCTTTCCTGGTTGGCTACGCCTTCATCCGGCGCAATCCGGCCCTCGGGTTCGAGGCTATCCGCAAGATTGAGGGTGTGATTGACGTGGTGTCATTCGCAGAGCGGCCGATGGTCATTTCAGAAGAGGATGTTCGCTTCCTGATGATCACGATGTTCGATCGTCATCAGTCATTCCTCTTCCAAAAGGCGCAGAACATCGAAGAGGCCCGGTTCAAGCGCCGGCAGAAGCTGAACGCCGATCTGGGGCGCCATTTGCCGAAGGGGCGCGGCCGGACCGTGTCCCTGAGAACCTATGCGAACGAGTGCATGGGGAACCTACCGAAAGCCGCAAGGAAGCGGGTTTTGGGAATAATTTCCGCAATCGATGGTCTAGAGGACGACGCAGCCCTTGATGAATTCCGCAAATCTGTATATTTTCCCAATCGGGATGACTGAATTCCTTGCGCCCTCCAAGCTTCGCGCTGGACAGCTGCCGGTCCCAATGCCGATCAATCGCAATCGGCGCGATGGGAAAGTTGCATCCTTTTTTCAGTCTTACAACTTTGTCGCTGCCTCTGCTGGTGTAGCCAGAGGCACTTCTCCGCCGAACTCGCCGTTGAAATACTTGATAGCACCGATGCTCAGGATCGACACAACGATAAGGCCGATGATGGCCCTGCCGGCGTAGATGTTGAAAATGGCTCGCATGATAACCGCCTGGACGTCGCTTGATCATATGCAAACACGGCGGCGCGCGGAAGGTTCCGGTGGCAACTGATTGCAATTGCGATGGGAGAGCCGTCGCCCTTTTCAGCTGCGGCGGGCAGGACTATGCCCTAAGGGTCAAGGGCTCTGCTTCACTATACCTTGCTCTTCAGCAGGCGACTCTCCAGTGTATGGGTTGGGGTGGAGCAGGAACTGATAGACCAGGGCACCGGCAATAAGAACGATCACTGCAACTATAAGCATGGAGCTTTTTTTCATCTGCGCCTCCTGATGGACAGCTGACGAGTGTTTAAGCGGCTTCGGGTTCCCACACGAGTTATGACGAAGCGCGCGCGCTTTGAGAGACGACATGCTAAGGCTTTTGCCACGCGGCCGTCGCTCTACAACAAGACGAAGTGGCTTTAGCTCAGCAAAACCACTGCAAGAATCAAACAGGCCGTCGCACTGTTCGTCAAAACGTAGATCGTGAAATCGTGGTTGTTTGAATTTCTGCGCATGAACATTCCTCCTGAGGCACTAACCAACATGCCGTCGACTGGTTCCACCCGCCTCGGACGGGTTAACTGTTCATTGAGCATTACGACGATACCCCTAGAACTTTAGGGGTTTTGATGCGTTCTTCGGCTTCACTGCAAGGGGGACTGCATGAATATCTGCCGGCTCGAATGGTTGCTGGACGCGCGCGACGCGACGAGCTACCGCCGAATGTACGGACTGGTCATACTGATCATCGCGAGTAAATCTGCGACGGCGGCCGAGCGCGGGACGGCCGAGTATTTGAAGGAACTCCTGGAGGAGGTGATCGAGCTGGCAATCGCTCCTTCTGCGTCGCTCCAAGTAATTCGACATGGATTTGAGTTGCTGGTCAACGTCGTCGAGAACGAAGATGCTAAGGTGCTTCGTGAGGCGCTTGGAGCATCCGATCTCCAAGCGGTGCTCAGCGGCACGCAGGCGGCATAGAGATCGGGAAGGCGGGCAATCGTTCGTGAAGAACGGGTTCGCGTCCAGTCGCTCGTTCTTGGCAAGGGGAACTTGAATTATTGGAATTTTGCTCCTACCTCGTGCCCCGTCAAACGCGTTCGAGAAAGGAGATGACGATGGCAGACCATCTGTTTGACGCCCCACTGTTCCTGAAAAAGCGCCACTATGTTCAGGAACTCGCAAGCCTCGAGGACGTCTTCGACTTCCTTGAAGATTGGCCAGAAGACGAGCGAGATACGACGTTTGAGGTGCTTGAGAAGGCATGCCGCATGGCAGCGCAAGGAATATTTCCATTGCCGGCAATCCGGGAAAATGTGCGCCGTTTCCTGATAAAGCGGCATATGCTGGCGAACATCGAGGAAGTACCGATCCTGGCAAGGCGCCAAAGCGACCAAAACATCGGGTCATAAGCGCGTCTTAGGCACACAAAATGTTCAGCCCGTCCGCATCGCCGAGACGGGCTTTGTTATGCCCGACGTCACTCATTTATCGAGGTCCTCCAGCTTTATACCCAGCCCAAAAGGACACCGCATGTCGGAACACCAAATCCGTTACCTCGGCGACATGCAGCGCCTAGACCTCAAGCAGGGCGACCGTTTCGTTTTGACGCTGCCCGCTCCTGCGTCGTCGGATATGGTCGCCAGACTGCAGGAAGCATGGGCGGCCTTTGCCGATGGTGCCAAGTTGTTTGTTCTGGAGCCCGGCATGAAGATCGGCGTCATCAGCCAGTCGAGCGAGGACGAAAGCACGCCTTTGATGAGTCGTGGCGTAACCTCAACGGCCGATCTGGTTCCGTCTTTCCCGTAACGGGTGGATCGGGAGCGCCGGCCAAGCCGCCGAAGCGGTAGGAGAGTACGATGGCTGGCACTATTGAAACGAAAGCCTTCGACCCGGAAGTGCCGGACACCTACACCAGGTATTCGGAGGAAACGCCGGATGGCGGCAAGATCGTCCTCGTCCGCTACCCGGAAGGATACCGCCTTCGCCTCAATGGCGAGGTGGTTTGGCGTGAGGGAGAGGTCTCAGGGCATCAAGAGATCTTTGTGGACATTAATCCGCGCATCAGGGCGGAAGCCTATGCGGAAGTTGCGAGGCGAGGTGTCATCGGGATGGGCGCTCGTCGGTGAAGGCGTCCGATCATCGTGAATCGGCATCATCACGTGGCTATGACTGGGAGTGGCAGAAGGCAAGAGCAGCTTTCCTCTCTGAGCCTCGGAATCAACTCTGCGAACGCTGCAAGGAACGCGGCATCCTCAACGCCGGCAATCTCAGGATGGATGGATCACCTCAGACAAACCTGCAGCGCATACACTTGGTCGTCAACCACCGCATACCGCACAAGGGCGATCAAAGACTATTTTGGGATCGGTCGAATTGGGAAGTCGCCTGTCCGGATCATCACGACATCAGGATCCAGCAGGAAGAAAGGGGCAAGGTTCGTAGCGGCACGGGCTTAGACGGTCGCCCGCTTGATCCTGCGCATCCATGGAACCAGAGATCTTAAGCTGCCGCCGACCGTACGACTCCATAAAGACGTTCTTCTTTGATGGTTCCGTCCGACCTATGGAGCAGCGCACTGCACGGCACACCCTTCAGCCTGCTCGTAGTGCACACCCTTCGGACCTGAGCTTCGGATCCAGCCTGCGTTGGATGGGACGATAGCAGGACGCCATCAGATATCACCGCCCATCCTTCGCCTTCTTTGATCGAATGGTAGATGATGCGGTCGCCCATGTCGGTTCCTATCGGTTAAACCGGATAGATAGAGCACCGTCACCGCATATCGAGGTGGAACGTTCGAATGATCGGAGACCCAGCCTTTGAACCCCAATCCACGGTCAACGTTGGGGCATCTCTCCCCTGGTGGCATGGGGGTGGGGCGAAAGTCTGGGATCGACTTGGGGGCTGACCGGTCGGGGCAGTCGTTCGCACTGGAAGCAAATTTAGGGAGGGGGGATGTCGACCATCCCCGTAGGGGATGACAACGGCATTTGGTGAAATCCTCGGGGGCGATGGTTCCCCGCCTGAACCAGACTGGGCTTCGATCTACGCCGACGAGTTCGATATTCTCGAAGCGCACGAGCAGTGGTCGATCGTTCTCAACGAATTGCGAGACGCCCACACCCTGGCCGTATCGAACGGCCATGCCATCAAGCGCCTTGTCGAGTTTCGAGTTCAATATGAGAGATCGTCTAAGCATGTCGCCGAGCACGGCCCGGTCCTCAAGGGAAAGCGGGCTAAGGTCGGCCAGTGGAACCCGCACTGGTCGGTGATGCGGCAGGCCGATGAGGCGATCCGCGTGATCGAGGCGGAGCTTGGGATCGCCCCGGCGCGGAGAGGCAAGGTAACGAAGGTGCAGCGTGGCAAGAAAACCTCTCGCGCGGCGGACGGCTACCTCAAGCCAGTATCCGGGTGACCCGACTAGTCAATATGCGGCCGACGTCTTGGCCGGAAAAATTGTTGCGGGCGAGCATCACGCTGCAGCGGCCGAAAGGCACCTGAAAGACATCAAGGACGGCGGCAAGCGCGATCTGCACTGGCGACCGGAGATTGCCGGGCGCGCTATCGGCTTCTCGCCGGCGGTGCTTTCCATCACGGCGGGGTCGCATGAAGGCCGTCCGTTCAATCTTTTGCCCTGGCATATGTTCTGCACGGGCAATCTGTTCGGCTGGCGAAAAGATAGTGGCCGGATGCGTTTCCGGTCCGGCTGGGTCGAGACAGGGAAGGGGCAGGCAAAGAGCCCGTGGATGGCCGCGATGGGCCTGTACATGGGCGGCTTCTACGGCGTGAAGCGCGCCGAGGTCTATTCGATCGGCCAGGACAAGAACACGGCCAACGTGCTGTTTCGGGATGCCGTCGCAATGTGCCAGGCCAATATTCCCGGCGCCGACGAGTTCGAGACCGATACGTTGGAATCGCGGGGTGAGGTCATCATCCGCGGCACCGGTGACAACGCTTGGAAGATCGAGTTTCCGGAGACGGGCAGTAAATTTCAGGCGCTGGCGAACGGTGAGGCGATCAACGGACCGCGCCCGATCATGGTGGCGGCCGACGAGATCCACGAGTTTAAGACGAACACCTCGATCGAGACATGGAAGCGAGCTTTGGCGAAAATGCCGGGTGACGCGCTGATGCTTCTCGGGACCAACACGCCGGCGTCAGCGCAGATTGTCGGCACGGAATATTCAGAGTTTTACCAGAAGGTCGCCAAAGGCGAGATTATCGACGACGAGGCGTTCGCTTTCATCGCCCGCGTCGATAAGGCCGACCGCGCCAACGTATTCGACAACGAGAGCTGCTGGCCAAAGGCGATGCCAGCGCTTGGTGTGACTTTCCCCGTCGAGAATATTCGCGGCGAGGTGGCGACCGCCAAGGTGCTGCTCTCGACGTCGTTCTCGGTCAAGCGCCTGTATATGGGCATCCCGATCGGCTCCACCGAGTTCTGGATCGCGGAAGAGGCATGGTCCGACGTCCAGGGGAAGGTCGATGCGGAAGATTGGAAGGGCTGCAAATGCTGGCTCTCTCTCGACCTCTCGCAGAAAAATGACCTGACCGCTCTTACGGCGACGTGGGAGGCGGCCACTGGCCATCTCTACTGCAAGACCTGGTATTGGACGACGCAGGACCGCATCAAGGAACGCGGGCTCGCCGACAACGCGCCATATGAGCAATGGGCGGCCGATCCGAATGTAACCCTGACGGCAATGCCCGGCGCAGTTATCGACAAAACGTTCGTCGCGGCTGAAGTGCAGCGCATCTGTGCCGAGCACGAGGTCGAGTTCATGGCCTTTGACGTGGCCGGCATGGCCGATTTCATCGCAGCTTGCGAGCAGATTGGATTCCCGGTGTGGAAATATGCCGGGCCGGACAAGCCAACGGGCGTTGGATTGAAGCTCGTCAGCCATGCGCAGGGCACCCGTGTGGTGTTCGAAGACAAGCAATTGACGATGCCGCGATCGATCGAGCGGCTTGAAGATCGCATACTGGCAAAGACGATCACCATCGACGCATCGCCCGTCACCTATTCGTGCGCGGCGAATGCAGCAATCGACACGGACGGACAAAAAAACCGAGCGTTCGACAAAAAGCGATCACGAGGAAGGATTGACGGCATGGTGACGATTGCGATGGGCGTCGGTGCCGCGACGAACGAATTTGGGGATAAGCCCGTCGATTTCGACGCACTCATCAAGAATGCTGCGGTGTTCTGATGGCGGTATTTGGTTTGAATGGCTGGTTCGGGAGTCTGTTTTTCAGGTCAACCGGCTACAAGGCAAAGCTATCGACTGTCGAACCGGAGCGGGTCGGCCCGAACATGACGGCTGACACGGCGATGCAGCTCGACACTGTATGGTCGTGCGTGCGCCTACTGTCGGAAACTATCGGCACTTTGCCGCTCGGGCTCTACCGGAAAGACGAAAACGGCGGCCGTGTCTCCGACACAAGACATTCGCTTTACGCTTTGTTGCACGACAGCCCGAATGCTGACCAGACGGCTGCAGAATTCTGGGAAGCGGCGGTCGCGTGCCTGTGCCTGTGGGGCAATTTCTATTCTGAAAAGGTAACGAACAGCAGCAAGGAACTGATCGCGCTGAATTTTCTGCGCCCAGACCTGATGACGGTATCCAGAGACAGGAATGGTGCTCGCGTTTATCGGTACGAGGACAAGGATGGGCGCAAAACCTATTCCGAGAACAAGATATTCCACATTCGCGGCTTCGGCGTTGGTGGTGACACGGGTCTTTCGCCGATCGCGTATGCTCGCCGGACGCTCAGCCTGTCATCTGACACCGACCTGGCAGCGTCCAGCGCCATGCGCAATGGTACGCGCCCGGGCGGTTTCCTCGTCGTTCCCAAAGGTGCCACTCCCGAGCAGAAAAAGGAACTTCGGGAGACGTTTATCGACCCCATAACGGGGCCGGGCGCGACAGCCCGAGCGGGTATTCTGGAACACGGCCTCGATTGGAAAGAAATCAAGGGTATGCCGCCCGAAGACCTCCAGCTTTTGCAGGCTCGTGGCTTCAATGTCGAGGTTATCTGCCGTTGGTTCCGCGTACCGCCATTCATGGTGGGCCATACGGAGAAGACAACAAGCTGGGGCACCGGACTTGAGCAGCAGATGATCGGATTTCTGACGTTTTCGCTCCGCCCATACCTCACTCGCATCGAGCAGGCGGTGAAAAAGCAACTGATCGCGCCGGCCGAGCGCGGAACGATATATGCCGAGTTCGTTCTCGAGGGGCTCCTGCGCGCGGACAGCGCCGGCCGCGCCGCAATCCAGAATTCGCAGTCGCAAAACGGCATTCTGACGCGCAATGAAATCCGCGCCATGGAAAACCGGCCGCCGATGGAAGGCGGAAACGTCCTCACGGTTCAATCAAACCTCGTTCCGCTTGATCAGCTGGGGGCGATTGCCGCCGGCAATGAGGCTGGAGCGCGAAATTCACTGATGGCCTGGCTCGGCATCGATCAATTGGTTGATCAGGCAGTCAAAGCCCGCATCGGTCACAACGGTGGCCCGCCACTGGAGACAGAGCAATGAAACACAAGCACGGTTCCATGAAGGTCCGCGATTTCCACCTGAAGGTGAAGGCCGTCGAGGAAGACGGCAAGTTTTCCGGTTACGGCTCGGTCTTCGGCGTCGTGGACAGTTACAAGGAAGTCGTCGCGCCTAGCGCCTTCGCCGAAAGCCTTGCTGAATTGAAGGAAAAGGGCCGTCCGGTGCCTGTTCTTTGGCAGCACAGGTCAGGATCGCCGATCGGGATCTGGGAAAGCCTGATCGAGGACGACCGGGGCCTTTTCGGTGAAGGAAAACTGTTGATCGGCGACGTCTCCCAGGCCAAGGAAGCGCACGCACTCATGAAGGCAGGCGCTGTTTCTGGCCTTTCCATCGGATATTGGGTCCGTGAATCGTCTTACGACGAGAAAACCGGCATCCGTACGCTGAGCCGGCTCGACCTCGTGGAAATCAGCCTCGTGACATTCCCCGCGAACGAAGACGCGCGGGTCGATGCGGTCAAGATGAAGCTCGCCCACGGCGGACTTCCCACCCTTTCTGAATTTGAGGACGTCCTGCGTGAGGCAGGGTTCTCGAAGACCCAAGCTGCGGTGATCGCCAATCGCGGCTTGAAGCACCTGCTCGATCGGAGTGAGTCCGAGGGCAAAGGCGACATCGAAGCTGCCAAAGGTCTCATGGAGCACCTTGGCAAGTTCAAACTCCCTTCGTTCTAAAGGAACAACTCCAATGAAAACCCTCATTTCAAGCTGCGCTCTCGCGGCGATGTTGACGCATGACAATTCGTTCGAGCGCGGCCGTAAGGATGCCGGCGGCAGCGAGGAAGTCGATATCAAGGCACTGGCGGCGGGCCTCAAGCTGGCGACCGACGAGGTCAAGCGCTTCGCCGAAGAGGCCGACAAGAAGGTCAAGGCCGGCGAACAGCTTTCGCAGGAATCGAAGCAAAAGGCCGACGAAGCGCTTGTAAAGCTCAACGAGATCGGCGCCCGCATGACAGAAGCCGAGCAGAAGCTGGCCCGTCGTGGCGGCGACGATGACGGCGGCAACCGTCGCAAGTCGATCGGCGAGCAGGTCACCGACAACGAAGAGGTGAAGGCACTCCTGGCGTCCAAGCGCGGCCGTGCCCGTGTCTCCGTCAAGGCGATCATCTCGTCGCTCACCACGGATGCCAACGGCTCTGCCGGCGACCTCATCGTGCCGCAGCGCCAGCCGGGTATCGTCGCGTCGCCTAACCGTCGCATGACCATCCGCGATCTGCTGATGCCCGGCCGCACGTCGTCCAACGCGATCCAGTACGTCAAGGAAACCGGCTTCACCAACAACGCCGAAACGGTTTCCGAGACCTCTGGTGCTTCCAAGCCTCAGTCCGAAATCAAGTTCGATCTCGTGACCGCACCGGTGACCACGATCGCTCACTTCGTCAAGGCAACCGTACAGATTCTCGACGACGTCCCGCAGCTCCAGAGCTACGTTGATGGACGCCTGCGCTACGGTCTCGACTTCGTCGAAGAAGCTCAGCTTCTGATGGGCGGCGGCACCGGTACCGACTTGAACGGCATCTATACCCAGGCCACGGCCTTCTCGGCGCCGTTCACCCCGGCCGACCAGACCATGATCGACACAATCCGTCTGGCTCTCTTGCAGGCGGCGCTCGCTGAATACCCGGCGTCTGGCATCGTGCTCAGCATGCATGATTGGGCTCGTATCGAAATGACCAAGGACGGCGAAGGTCGCTATATCCTTGGTGGCCCCGGCAGCGGTGCGCAGCCGCTTCTCTGGCGTCTGCCGGTCGTCGAAACGCAGGCAATGACCGTGGACAAGTTCCTCGTCGGCGCCTTCAACATGGCGGCTCAGATCTTCGACCGCGAAGATGCCCACGTCGATATCTCGACCGAGGATGCTGACAACTTCACCAAGAACCTCGTGACCATCCGTGCAGAAGAGCGCCTGGCGCTCGCTGTCTATCGCCCCGAGGCCTTCATCAAGGGCGATCTCGGCAACGTTCCGTGATCGTTCGGTTGATCACAAGCGGCGGCCTCACTCGCCGCCGCTTTCATGAGCCGAAGGAGAAACATCATGAAACTGAAAGCACTCGATAGCTTCTATTCGTCCGAGACCAAGCAGGTTCATGCCGGCCAGGTCTTTGAAGTAGAGAGCGAGGAACGCGGCAAGGAGTTCGTCAAGCGCGGGCTCGCGGCCGTGGAAGGCGAGCCGAAAGCCGTCAAGAAGGCCGCCGCCGAGCCAGAGAACAAAGCCGCCGCCGAGCCTGACAACAAAGCTGCTTCCAAGCCGACCAAAGGAGAGAAGTGATGAGCATTCGTCGTCCCAACCCCAACACGCTCATCACAGGGCCGAATGACATCGTCGATCTCGGCGGTGGCGTGGCCGGCGCATCAATCACAGTCGGCGCCGAAAACACCAATGTCCGCGCCATCGCGATCCAGCTCAAGGACGGGCAGGGGAATGACCTTGCTGTTCGCGCCTCGGTCGAGATCGCCGTCTTCGCTGATGCAAACGGTGATGCTTTCGTTGCAACCGGCGGCTCCACTGGCATCGCTGTCGGCACGGATGGCGCTCTGCTGACGATCGTCGCCAAGAAGCTTTTCCGCGCTGTTTCCGAAGCGGACGGTGACATCGACCTGACATGGACCGACACCGGCACGGAAGCCGCCTATCTCGGTGTGATCCTGCCCAGCGGCAAGGTCATCATCAGCGCAGCGCTGACGAACACGTAAGGAGGCCGGCATGGCGCTCAAGGAACGTTCGTCGGTCAAAAGCCGATCGTCATTTGGCACTCTCGGCCGCGTCATCACGCCGAACAATTCGACTGATGTTGCTGACGCGCCCGTGAAGTGTGTTGTCTGTCTGACCTCAGGCAACATCGCCGTGATCCCGACCAACAACGCAGACGGATCACCGATCGCTTTCGTCGGCGTCAGCGCGGGGTTTATCCCACCATTCGAAGTTCGGCGCGTCATGGCGACTGGTACGACCGCGACGGTCGCAACGGTCGAAGACTGATCGATGGCAGTCCGCCGCATCTCAGGCCCGGCGCCTATCGTAGCCCCGGACAAAATTGCCGGTAGCCCTGGACCCACCGATCCTGTCGTTGCTGCACAAATTCTTGCGGTCCAGCGCAGCATCGATGGACCCACGGGATGGCTCGGGCGCGCGCTGGGCAAGCAGACGCTGGAACTGTCTCTTGAGACCTGGGAGCGGTGCGGGGATTACATCCGGCTGCCATATCCGCCTCTGATTTCTATCACCAGCGTAAAGTACATCGACAGCTCCGACGTAGAGCAGACTGTGCCGGACACGGATTATCTGAAGACGGACTTCGGCATCTGGTTTCGGCCATCGTTCTCCGCGCCATATCTCTCCGGTCAGCCGGAGCCGATCAGGATCCGATATGAGGCGGGATACGAAGCCGATGACGTGCCGGAGGAGGCAAAACAGGCTGTAATCCTTATGGTTCAGCAGCTGCGGGCAGTCGGGTCCGAAAATCTGTTTCTCCGTTCGGAAGAAGTCGAGGGCGTTGGCACCACTCAATATACCGTCAGTGACCAAGCGGAGAATGTTATACGCCGGGCCTGTGAAAGCCTACTTCAAGGTCTGAGGGTCTACGCATGACCCCAGCACAGGCAATCGGAGCGCTCGACCGGCAGCTCGCAAAACACGGGCAGGCGGTCACACTCCGCAAGGGCAACACGACAACGGGGCAGGCGACGGTCAAGGCCTTTGTGCGGGGCGTGAAGGCTGAGGATATCGTCGGCACCATCACGCAGACCGCCAAGAAAGTGACGCTGTCTCCGACTGGTCTGGACGCATTCGGCCTTCCCGGTGCCAACACGATCGTTAAGCATGCGGACGGGCAAGGCGGTATAATCGGCATGCCGGAAATCATTCGTCTCAACGACATCGTCGTGCGCATCAACATGGTGATCAAAGGCTGATGGCGCGCTACGGCTCGATGTCGGAACTGGTCCGCGTCCTGAAGCAGGAAACTGTGGAAGAGACGCAAAAGTTCATCGTGCGGATTGCGAAGCGGGCGCACAGCGAGGTCATGAGCGACCCGCCGCCGCCATCGTCTTTCGTCCGGATCGTCGATGGCCAAATCGGGGCGCCGGAAGAGGCGGTCAAGCACGATGGGCGGATTGTCTATCAGTACAGCCGCATTCAGGAGGTCGTGGATTTCGCTATCGCCACGCTGATCGACAAGTCGCCGGAACTTTCTGGAGCGTACAAGAACGCGCACCGGCTTTACCTGAACGGGCATCCCGTGGCGGATCTTTCGGGCTATCAGTCAGGCGATGACGTGATGATCACCAACACGCTCCCCTATGCGCGGAAGATCGAAGTTGGCGCAATGAAGATGCGGGTCTCTGGCACGTCCAAGGTCTATCAGCAGGCGCGCCGGATCGTCATGGGCCGGTTCGGCAACATGGTCAAGGTCGAGTTCACATTCCGGGCTGTCATCGGCGGACAGGCAGTGAACCAGGCAGAGGCGGCGTCGACCGGGAAATCATGGTGGCTCGGCCACGACGGCGTTGCACGTGCCGCCTCCGGTGTTATCGAAAGCGCGATCGGAAAGCGCCATGGCAAGACGGCACATAATCGATCGGATGTCCGGTATCCGTGCCTGGTTATCAGGGAACTGTGATGGCTGATTATGCGGGTGCCGAACTGGCAATCAAGGCACGGCTCGTAGCCAACTGGACGGCACACCGGATCACCTATCAGAACGAGACGCCGGCCGATCCGTGGCCGCCGGCGGATGGAGACGGCATCCTGTTGCCGTGGGTCAACCTTGAGATCGAATGCTTCAACAGCGAGATCGTCGGGCAAGGCCGGCCGGGCAATCATGTCTATCGGTATGACGGGCTCATCCAGGTGCATGTCTTTACCCCGATCGGAACCGGTCCCGAAGTCGGAAAGCAGATCGCCGTGGATATCGGCGAAATCTTCCGGCGCAAGAAATTCTATGACGACACGCCCGGCTGCTGTGTCCGCACCGAAGATCCGTACCCGGAAGGCGGCAACAGCGGGTCTGACGATGGGGCTTGGTTCGGCACGACCATGACCTGCGCTTTCGTCTACTGGCACCGCGGCTAATCACCACCATCATCAACCCGCCTTGATGCGGACATCCTGAAGGAGCGACGCATGGCGTACGCAGAAAATTGGAATGGCTACGTCGCCTTCAAGGCGCAATCGGCCAAGGGTTCACAGGCCAGCGGCTCGGGCGCCCAGATCCTGCCGACCTCGGGCGGCGCTGGTGGCCAGCTATCGAAGGCAGCGGTGCAGTCTGCGCTGGTTCGCGGCGATGGGCAGCAGCTTCGCGGCCGTCACGGTTCGCGCCGGACGAGCGGCACATATTCGAGCGAAATCGGCATGGGCCGCGCGGATGCCGTCTGGGAAGCTCTGATGCGCGGCACCTGGTCGGCGGCAAACCTGACCATCACGCAATCGGCGATGACCAGCGTCACCACGGGCGCGAACACGATCGTTGCCGCCGCCGGCAGCTGGATCACCGAAGGCCTGCGCGTCGGCCAAGTCATTCGTGCCACAGGTCTTCCGGATGCGGCCAACAACGGCAAGAATCTGCGAATTACCGGCCTGACGGCGACCACCATCACTGTCTCCGAAACGCTGGTGGTGAACGCATCGGCGGATACCGCCTTCAGCATCGTGCGCGTCGGCCGGGTGCTGACCAACGGCAACGTTGGGTCGATGTCGAAGACCTATTTCACGATCGAGGAGCATCTCTACGATCTCGACGCTTCCGAGGTCTACCCGGACTGCCGTTGGGGCCGGGGCATGATCCGGCTGAATGCCGATGGCATGCTCGATGCGGAATACAGTTGGACCGGAACGGGCGAAATGGATGTGGTCAACGGCGTTTCCGCACCGCATTTCACCAGCCCGACCGACCCGACCGAGCTTTCGCTTGCGGCATCCGAGGCTGTTATCCGGCTAGGATCGAGCGACGTGCTCGACCTGACGGCGTTCGACTTCACGCTGGACCTGCAGCCGACCGCACCGACAGTGGTCAACCCGACCGGCATTTCGCCGGATGTGTTCATGGGGACGCAGCAGGTCTCGATGAACCTGACGCTCCTGTTGAAGGACTTGCAGGCGCTGGCTGATTTCGACGCAGAGACGCAGCTTTCCTTGCATCTTCTGGCGTCCGAGAACGAAACGTCGCCGACCGACTTCTTCTCGCTCGTAGTCCCGAACTTCACACTCGGCTCTGTCGCCAAATCTGCCCTGCAGAAGTCCGGCGGTGCCCGCACTGTGACGCTCGGCATTCCCGCTGATCTCGTCGGCAAGGATAACCGCGGCGGCGCCTTCGACCCGACGACTGTTACCATCCAGGTCAGCAACGCGGCCTAACCCTGAAAGGAACTGGCATGAGCAATCCCGAAAAGGCAGTGCGAGACGCTGCCCAGAATTTTCATGAGGCACTGGTCGAGGCCAAGACCGCCGGCCTGGCGGTGACGTGGCCGCTGACCATGGATGCGCTGCTTTCGCTCTCGGTCAGCGAGACCGGCAAAGTATCGACAACCGTACAGGTCAACGCCTCCGATGAGGTACCGGTCGAAGTCGCTGACAAGGCGGCACTGGCTGCCCAGAAGGCCGCAGACAAGGTTGTCGAAAAGGCAGCAGTCAAAAACTGACGAGATCGGCCCCGACAGCCGAAAGACGTTGCATGCAGCAAGGAGGCGGCGGGTAGTCGGACCTGTCGCCTCCGCCCCTTCCGACAAAGGATCAGAACATGACGACTGAAGCGAAATCCGCCGGCCCGATCGATATCACCGGCTTCTTGCCTACACAGAACTATGTGCTCGAAATGGTTTCCGGCGACCGGAAGATCGGTTGGAGCCTCACCCTTTGCCCGTCGTCTCACCCCAAGGCAAAGGCGTATGCCGAGCAATCAGCCAACCGCAATCTTGAGCGGTCCCGCCTCATTGAAGCGGCGACGATCAATGGTCGCCCGTTTATCCCCGAAGAAAAGAGCGCTGACACTGCGCGCCGAGACAATGTTCAATGGGCGGTTGCACGCGTCCTGGAATGGACACCCATCTCCATCGACGGCAAGGTCTATGAATTCACCGACGAGAATGCCACCGAGCTTTTCATCAGGCCAGAAATGAGCGGCTATTACGCCCAGCTCACCACGGCGCTGAATGACGAGACCCGTTTTACGCAGCGCTTCGGAAAGACCTGATCTCTTTTGCGGAGCGCGCATTTTCGCTCTCGGTGGTAGGGGAAGACGGTGTTAGCCATCGAGAGCGGATCAAAGGGCTTTTGAAGCGGGCGAGAAAGTCGGAAAAGATTGCGGAGTACGAGGCCGAACTCGCGTTACCTGAGTTCCCGAAAGACTTGGGGTTCCTCTGGAGTGCGTATAATCGCATCAGACGTCGGAAATCGCCGCTACAGAATGGTGCCAGCGCACCGATTGAGTGGCCTGATATCGATGCATTCTGCCGGAACACTGGAATGAAGCTCGACCCTTGGCAGATAGAGGTTCTTGAAGACCTCGACAATGCTTTCTTGGCGGCAAAGTAGCCTCAACAGGGGCTATTCATACCGGTAATGAACATCTCGCTTTTCAGTCCGAAGCGAAATGGCTGCGTCCCCGTGTAGCCGCCCATCTCGTTCTTGGCATTCACGAAGCCTCAGACATAATCCTGGTTATCCGGATCTTTATGCAACTTCGTGAGCCTCGCAGACTCTGGGTCCTTCAGAAAGTCGGGGAGCACTTTGTAGAGGCTCTGCAGCTCGACAGCCGAAATAGCGCCGGCTGACCCATCGGTCACGGTCTGCCCGTACGACGATGCGGCAGTCAGCAGTGAAAATACAATCGAAAGAACGACGCGCATTTGGACCTCCAGCAACGAAGGGACGATAGCGCACGATCCCGCAAAAGGTAAGAGATGGCCGAGAGAGTGCAAAAAATCACCGAATTGGTGATCGATGCTTCTGGCGTTGAGGCCGGGATGCGTCGTGCCGAGATAGCATATGAGCATCTCGGCGATCGTGCGGCAGCCGCAACTGCGAAGGCTACTGCGTCGTTCGAACGTCAGCAGCAGATATTTTCGTCCAAGCTCCCCCAATCCATTGACCGCGTTGCTGATGCCTTCGACAATCTTCGTGCCAAAGGTGATCCAGTTGTAACAGCGCAAATCCGCCTCGAGCGGGAGATGACGCGCTCGCTCGATGTCATCAATCGCGCCGTGTTGACGGGCGTGGCTACCGAAGAACAGGCGACCGCTGAATTGTCGCGGATTCGGACGCGGCAGATCGCCGAACTGGACGGCGTGCGGCTTGCTCACGATGCGGTCGCCGCTGCTGCGAAACGTCAGGCTGCGGAATATGCCCAGCTCGCCGCAGCAGCGCGGCAGTCGCAGGTGGCGGATCGTACTCAAACGGCATTCAACAGCCAGTTGGGTATCGTCGCTCCACAGACTGGCGATGCCCGCGCATCGGCTTCCGTATTCGAGGAACAGTTCCGTGAAATGGAAGCCGCAGCCCGCCGCGCTGAGGAAATTTCCATGCTGCGCTCGCAGCAGAGCGGCGCCAACTTTGCCCAAGACCTGAACGGCCGGTTTGGTATCGGTCAACAGGCGATCTCGGCCCGTGCATCGGCTTCCGCGTTCGAGGAGGCTGCACGCGAAGCCGATGACCTCGCTGCCAAGGTTGCTTCGTTGCGGGCGGAGATCAATCCGACGCAAGCCGCCCAGGACCGACTGAACGCCGAGCTTGAGCAGTACAGCCTGCTGGCTGAAAGGGCCGGTCTGAGCGCGAAGGAGCTGGCGCAGGCGCAGGCTCTGGCGCGAGCGCGGTTTGACGCTTCGGTTCCGGGTCAAGGCGGGGCGAACGATAATAGCGGCCAGTCCCGCCGTCAGAACCTTATTTATCAAGGATTCGATATCGGCCAGGGCTTTGCCGGCGGGATGCCTGTGGGCATGATCGCTGCGCAGCAACTGCCGCAGATTGCTCAAAACTACGTCGGACAAGGCGGGTTAAGGGCGGCGGCAAGTGACATTGCTACTCTCGCGACCGGTGCTCTAGCTGCGATAGGTCCTGTCGGCATCGCGTTCGGTGTCGCTGGTAGCGCTGCGCTGGCTTATTATGCCCTTAATAAGAGAGAAACCAAGACGACTGAGGATCTGCTAAAGGAACACCAGGAAAGCATTCGCAGCGTGGGCGCTCTTTGGGGTGACGCGGCCGAGCAGCGAAGCCGGTACGGTCGTTCAAGCACTGACACTGTCACGTTGGGGCTGGATAACAGCATCACCGCGTTGACGAAACGGCTCCGCGAGAACGTCGAGAGTGGGGATGTCGGGGCTGGTATTTCGTCAGCCATCAATCTCAACAGAGATGCAACTGGACTGAACGGGCGGCAGTTCCGAGAATCTAGTTTCTTCAAAGTTCTGCAACTGGATTTCGACGCGCTCCATAAGGCAACCGTCGCTGGGAAGCCGGATATTCTCGGTTTGATCGGACGCTTGCAGGATATCCGCCGCACGTCCAATAATTCGGGCATTCGCGAGATGGCGGATGATGCTATCGCCGCGCTCAAGCCATTCCGCGACCTTGCGGAAGCCCTTCGCGACGTTGAGATGGATCGTCGCCGCCTGTTCGATGACCGGGGGCCGAACGGAAGACTTCTGTCTCGCGGAACGACAAACTCGGCAGATGCGGGGAATCTCTCCCTGTTTGAAGCCCGTGAACGTATTGCTCAAGAACGCAGCCAAGCCGCACTTGACGCGCAGATCGCATCTCTCAATGCACGTTCACCGCAACAGAAGGCAGATGCTGCCCGCCAAGCCGCCGCTGCGCAATACAACGACAATGAAACAGCTGCTGCCCGCCGCCTTCGTATTCAGCAAGAGGGGACTCTTGCACTGGCGCAAGCTGAAAAGACACTTGCCGATGCCCGCGAGGCGCGGTCGGTCCGCCTTTCGAGGATCGTCACTGACCAGCAGCTTGAAATCCAGCTTGTAGGCAAGACCGCCGGCGAGGCCGCAACTCTTCGGCGCGAATATGAACTGCTCAACCAGTTGAAGGACGAAGCGCGCCAGAACGGCGGGATTGTCGATCCGGATGAAGTGGCGCGAATTCGCGGCGCGGCCTCTCAAGTTGGCAGGCTCACCGAGGAGCTTTCCCGCGCTCGCCTCCAGCAAGACGCACGGTTTGAGCGTGAACAGCTTTTCCGGACGAACCAGGAGGCTGGAATCGCATCACAGTTGCGCGGCTCCGGCTTGCCGGTCGATCTGGCCAGCCAGGATGCCGCCATGCTTCGTTCGTTGGAGATTCTTCGGGAGAACAAAGCAGCCTGGGAAGACATCCGCGATGTCGGCCGGTCGGCGATAGACGACATCGTAGACGGTATGTCAAACGGCTTTGAAAACGGTTGGGATATCGTCAAGAACATCTTCACGGACATCAACAAGGAGATGCTCAACCTTGCCGTGGCGAACCCGCTCAAGAACGCCCTGTATGGCGACAACCTTCCGACCATGCAAAGTGTTGGCGGTCTTGGCGGCATATTCTCGGCGCTTACTGGCGGCAAGTTCCCCGGCGCCGACGCGGCGGGCAAGGCGGTCGGCGCAATGTCCGTCACGGCTGGCTCTGTTGTGGTCAATGGCGGCGGCATCGCTGATCCGGCGAACGTCTCCCGGATGTTCGCGCCTGCCAACAGCAATGATCCGTTTCAGGCGATCATGCGACCGGCTGGTGGCAACATCTCCGCCTACGCCCGCGCAATTCAGTCAATCGAGAGTGGCGGACGATACGATGCGCTTGGACCGATCACCCGCAACGGGGACCGCGCCTATGGTGCATATCAGGTCATGGGCAACAACGTCGGCCCGTGGTCGGAAGCAGCTCTTGGTCGGCGGCTCACTGCAAACCAATTCCTGTCGGATCGGGGCGCGCAAGACGCGATCTTCAATCATCGTTTCGGTGGCTACGTCGATAAATACGGTCCATCAGGTGCGGCGCAGGCTTGGTTTGGTGGCCCCGGTTCGGTTGGCAAGGGTGGAGGCTCCGCCGACATCCTTGGCACGACCGGAACCGCATATGTCAACAAGTTCAATAGCGCGCTGGATCGGGTCACGACTTCTGCGCTCTCCGCGAACCAAGGCCTGGGCACCTTCGGCGGCGGCCTCAACCAGATCGGTAGTGCTCTGTCTCAGTTCCCTGCCGCTCCACAGGGCGGCGGGGGCGGCGGTGGCGGTCTGTTCGGATGGTTGGGAAGCCTGTTGAGTGGACCTTTCGTCCCGAACGGTGCGCAGGCAACCTTTGCTGCCGGTGGCGGTATCGGGCTCTGGTCCGATGGCGGGTTTACAGGCTACGGCGGGAAAAACGATCCTGCCGGCATCGTCCATCGCGGGGAAGTGGTGTGGAGCCAAGCCGACATCGCGAGAGTAGGCGGCGTTGCAGCGGCTGACGCTATCCGGCGCGGTGGCATTGCCCCGATTTCTCGTCCCGTCGCGACAGGTGGCGGCAGCATCCGCCAAACCGTCAACCGCCAGATCAACATCATCAATGCACCGCCCGGCTACTATCCCGAGGTGCAGGAAGAGGAAGACGATGAGGGCAACGAAAAGGTCAATGTGACCTTCTCGAAGATGGCCGCGAATGAAGCGCGTCGTCCCGGCTCACCACTGAACAAGCAGTTGAAGAGCATGGGCGCCCGGCAGCCGAGGGTGCGCCGATGACGATACCCGCCTATCCTTCCGAGCTGCCGCCGCCGCTCCGCGCGGACTTCGCCGATCAATCCGGCGAGGGGCGCTCTTTCTTTCGTCCCGACGCCGGGCCGGCGGTGCCAAGCCTTCGGTTCGCGGCCGTGTCTGATGTCGTGCCTTTTTCGACCCAACTGGAGCGCTGGCAACTCGGTGTCTTCGACAAGTTCTATGAAGAGACGACGAAGAAGGGCGCCTTGCCGTTCACGATCCCGGCGCCGCTGATCGACGGTTTCGCGATGCTTGATGAGAACCTGGACGTGCTTCTCGACGAGAACGATCAGCCGCTACTCTATACCGAGACCATGCTGGTGATGTTTGCTGATCAGGGTCTGCCGGCGCGCAGCCAGATCGACGTCGAGGCGTATCGTGTCACGTTTCGCCTTGCACGGTTGCCGTCGTGAAATATCCGCTGTCGCCTGCCGCAAGCAAGGCTCAGGACGCCGTCGGCTCCGATGATTACGAGGTAGTGCTGATCCGCATCCGGCATCCCGACCTCGTCGAGGACATCCTGATTTCGTCGGACCCGAACTCGGTGGTTTCCTATGAGCCCTATATGCGCGGAACGGTGTCGCCCTGGCTAGCCGAAGAAGGGGAGGAAAACACGTTCCTGTTCATCGGAATCGGTTTTGACCTGCCCGACGATGTTACCGACGCGGCCATGCAGGGCGCTCTCATCATCGACGTTCTCGACAGTGAGATCGCGAACATCTTGACGTCAACGATCGAACCGGCGGTGGTGGACATGTGCACGGTCATGCGGTCCAGCCCGGATTTCATCGAGCGGCAGTTTCTCGGACACCTCATGTCGGGGGCTGAAGGCGATGGCGGCGCGATATCTCTTTCGTTCAACCGCCGCCACGTACTCGAAGAGCCTTGCCCGGCCGACCGGACAACGAAGGAACGTTTCCCGGGGCTGCATCCGTGACGCTGGATTGGTCAGCCCGCTATGTGGGAACGCCCTATCTCGACCATGGGCGCGGGGCGGACGGTTGCGACTGCTGGGGGCTTGTTCGTCTGGTGCTGGCAACGGAAAGAGGCATTGTCCTTCCCTCCTATGACGAGGTGTCACCGGAGGAGTTGGCCGAGATCGCGGCGCTGGTTCGCGACGAGGTCGCCGCGGGCACGTGGAGCTTGAGGGACAGGGCAACAGCGCTTGATGTCGCGGTGTTCCGGCGCGGTCGTTACGACAGCCATGTCGGCGTCATGGTCGATCAACGGCGGATGCTTCACAGCGACAAGTATGCCGGTGGCGCCCGGGTTGAGCGCATAGATTCGGGGCGTTGGGCCTCGCAGTTCGTTGGTTTTTACCGGCATCGAGATCTGATCTGACATCATGAAAAGAAAACTGCTCGACCTTCCGACGCTGGCGCCGGGGGATGCGCCCGTGCATGTCACGGTCATGCCGATGTTCGACCCGGGCGAGGCGCGCACAAAATTCGTGGTGCCTCACGGCCAGACAGTGGCCCAGATCGTGGCGGCGGCGTTTCCGGTGGCGTCACCGTCGCTGCTGAAGCGTGTCCGGGTCTCGCTCGTCCGCAATGCCGGCTTCTGTGCCATTGAGCCGGCCGTCTGGAATATTGTTCGTCCGAAGGCGGACGTTCACGTTGTCGTTCGCGTCGTACCGGCCGGCAAGGCAATGCAAAGCGTTCTTCAGTTGCTTCTCACGGTGGCGGCTACTGCAATCACTGGACCGGGCGGTCTGGCGCTGCAGGGTTTCTTTCGGACGCTGGCGACGTTCGCGATCGTAACGGCGGGCGGCCTGCTGCTGAACTCGCTGTTCAAGCCGGAAACGCCATCACAGGACAAGGAAAAGCCGACCTACACGATTTCCGGCTGGCGCAACCAGGCGTCGCCCGATGGCTTCGTGCCTCTGGTCGCCGGGAAGATGCGCTACGCGCCACGATATGCAGCGGGCACATGGACCGAGATCGTCGGCGACCTGATCTATGTTCGCTCCGCCTTCCTGTGGGGCTACGGACCGCTGGCAATCACGAACCTGAAGATCGGCGAAACGCCACTCGACAAGTACGACGAAGAGACGGTCGAAACGCAATACGGCGCCGACGGTGACGTCCCGTTCACGCTCTACCCCTCACAAGTGATCGAGGAGAGCGTCGGCGCCGAAATCGTGATGGAAGCACCACGTGATGACTATGGCGAGCCAACCGAAGATCCAGCCGTTGCAAAGCCGGTCTCCCGATACACCGCGACAGATGCTGCCGAAGCTTGCGTCATTCTGTTTTTTGAAGGCGGTCTGTTCGAGACGGGAAGCGAAGGCGGACAGTCGTCCAAGCGTGTCGAGATCGAGGTTGCGATGCGCTTGATCGGTGCGCCCGATTTCGATGTCGTCACGACGTTGATCTATGACGAGGAGAAAACGAAGTCATTCTTCCGGGCATTCCGCTTCACGCTGAAGAACCATGCCGGCGTCGCGACGCGCGGCCGATATGAAATTCAGCTGACGCGCAAGACGAAGAACGATGACGATGTCGGCGACCAGGACGACGTAAAGTGGTTTGCGCTTCAGTCTTTCCGGCCTGAATCGCCCTTCAACTTCGCCAAGCCGCACGCCAAGACACTGGCCCGGATTAAGGCCACCAACCAGCTCAACGGCACGCTCGATGCGCTGAATGGTGTCGTGTCGGCCAAGATGCGCGACTGGAACGGTTCGAGCTGGACGCCTGCCGTCGAGACGCAGAGCCCGGCATCGTTCGCCCTGCATGCGATCACCGGAGATCACTTCGCATATCCTGCAAGCGACGAAGAGATCGACTGGCCGGCTTTCGAGGAATGGCACGAACACTGCGAGGATGTCGGGCTCAAATACAACCGGGTTCATGATTTCGAGAACGGCCTCGATGATGTTCTGGCGGCGGCGGGCGCTGCCGGTCGGGCGGCGGTCTGGTGGGATGGGGAGAAGTGGACGGTCACGATCGACAAACCCCGAACCGTGATCGATGACCATATCAGCGTTCGCAATGCATCCAATTTCCGCTGGTCGACAAAGTATTTCGAGCCGCCGGATGCGCATCGCGTGACGTTCCTCGATGAGACGAACGACTATCTGGAGGCTGAGCGCATCGTGCCCTGGCCCGCCGATATACGTTTTGAAACGAAGGCGACGATGGATGCCTACCTGTCTCCGCGCGCGGGAAAGCGGGCCGAGGTCTATGCCGACCCGACGCCGATCAACAATGGCTATTACAAGAAGGTCGGAGGCGCAGGGTCAAGCAGCTGGGTGTTGAAGCCGATTGACGTCACGGAGGCGCTGGAGCTGCCGGGGAAAACGAACCCGGACGAAATCTGGATCGAAACGCGCCGACTGCAGTACGAGCGCATCTATCGGAACACGGTCTACACTGCGACGCAGGCGGGCTCGATCCGTCGGGCCGCGCCTGGCAGCGCGGTCATGCTAGCGCGCGACGTGCTGGTGCGGGCGATGCATTCGGGCCGTGTGACGGCCGTTGCCGGCAATCGTATCGAGACAGATTCCGTCTTCAAGATGGAGGAGGGCGTCACATACGGACTGCGCTTCCGTCATTTCGATGATGAAGAGGACACTGAAGGCGTCTCCGTCCTTCGTACCCTGAAAACCATCCCTGGCGAGAACCGGGCTGTGTCGCTGGTCGGGAGTGGCGAAGTTCCCGTCTACGGGGATCTCGTGCATTTCGGGCCTATGGCGCAGGAGAGCATCCCGGCGATCGTCGCGGGCATCGAGCGCGGCAACGACAATTCGTCGATTTTGCACATGCTGTCAGCAGCCGACGAGATGCACGAGAAGGTCGCAGCCGAGGTGCCGCCGACGTGGAACGGGCGGGTTGGCGCGGACGCGGTCGGATCGAATACGGCGCCGCCGGTGCCCATTGTCACTTCCGTTCGCAGTGGCATCACGGGAACGGACGACGCCGACGGCCTGATGATCCGGCTTCGTCCGGGTGAAAACAGCCCGGTGATCGTCGATCGTTACGAGGTCCGCCATCGTGTCTCTGGCGCCGGCTCGTGGTCAACCGCGGCGACGGCCCCGGCATCATCAGGAGTTGTCGATATCCCCGGCTACGCGGCCGGCAATACAGTCGAATGGCAGCCTCGGTCGGTTTCGAAAGATGGCATTCCTAGTGTTTGGGGCGTGTCCAGAACGACAACGATCGGCGCCGATGATCCAGTCGTGCCAGATGCCCTCAATGTCGGCTTGATCGTCGTCAGCGGCGGTCTCGGCAAGGCTGATATCTTCCTGACCGTGCCTGACGATGCGGAGACGACAACGCATGTCAAACTCTACCGAAACACCTCCGGCGTCTTCAGTGAATCCGACGCTACCCTTGCTCCAATCCCTGTCGCGGCCGGAGGCTCTTACAACCGCGTCCTGGGTGATGCTTCGCGCGTCACCAAACTCACAAATGGTGACTTCTCTGCTGCAGCTCCACCCCCCACAACCGGAGCCGGATGGACAGTAGGCAGTGGCAAGGCCAACCACGCGGCCGGAACTGCCGGAACCCTGTCCTGGACGAGCCTGACGCTGACGGTGGGAAAGGTCTACCGCTACAGCTTCTCAATCGACAGCATCAGCGGATCCAGTGCCGCAGCGTCAGCACGCCTGACCGGCGGCAGCAGCGTCATCGGTCCGAACCATACAGTGACCGGCATTCAGTATGGCGCGTTGACAGCGGTCTCCGGCAACACCGGATTTGCCATTAACGCCAACACGAACGCGGTCGCTCAGATCGATGGCGTTGCACTCTACGAAGAGACGGCGACCTGTCTTTCGCAAGGCACTCATTACGTCTGGCTCCGCCCGATGAACGGCGACACACCGGGGCCACTGGCCGGTCCCTACACCATTCTCGTCACCTGACCCTGAGGGAACCGAATGTCCGGCATACGTCTCAACGACAAAATTCCGTCTGCGACTGTCGACAGCTTGGTCGGCCTGCGTGAAACGCCGACTAGCCGCGTCACGCCGATCACTGTCGATAATCTTTCTGAGCAGATGCTCGCAGGGAAAATCGGTACCGAGATCGATAAGGCAGCAACGGCGGCGTCGGCCGGTATCCGGTCGGCAAAAACATGGGCAGAGCTCGCCGCTGTCGCCGGTTCTGCCGCTTTGCAAAAGGGCGAGGTGACGGATGATGCAGGCACTCACACCGATCCGGTTGTCGGTGGGAGTGTGCCGAACAAGGGTATTTTCAGCTGGTCGGTCTCACCAGCCGGGTGGAAACGCACAGGTGAATACATCGACGTTCGCGCGAACACCGTTTCAGGCGCTGGCATCGCCACCGGCAACACGCCGGTCGGGGACAACCCTGTCATCACCGTTCCCAAAGCCACGAGCACGACCGTTCGCGACAATCAGAACGATACCGACGCTGTCACGCCAAGCATGATGGACGTCGGACTGGAAGCGGATTTTGGTGATCGGGTTCTCGACGAGGATTTTGCAGCAGTCCTGCTTCGCGACGGGACCGGTGTACCGATCATTGCATCGAACTATGACGGGACTGCCTACATCCGCTCCACCTTCGAGTTCACGGACGCCGAGTACGAGTCCGTTGAAGTAGACGACAACATGGTCATCCAGCGAGCCAAGCGGTGGGGCTCGAACAAGTGGGAGAACGGCCCGTTCAAGGACTTGCCCGCCCGCTTTGATGGCGCGTCCGCGACCATCGACGCCGGCAATGTCGTTGCGCTATTGGATCGAGAGATCAAGGCGACGTTCAACGACGTCAGCCCGAGAGACCCCAAGGTCGTCGATAGCGACCTCGTCTATAAAACCGTCACCGGCGGGCTGGTCAGCACGGTGAAGGAGGATCTGCTGGCGAAGAATTCGCTGGCGGCCGGTACCACGAAGATGAACGCCATCTATGGTGTCGGCCAGTCAACGGGCATCGGTCGCGAATGCTTTCCGCTTCTAAGTACGACAGCGCTCAACCCCGGCCGGTCCCTTATGCACAAGGGCTGCGGGATGCGCGTCACGGGCACGGTGCAAACCAGCTCATACGTGAACACGCCGGTCGCCAAGAGCGACCTCGTGGAGTGGGTCGATGCATTTGAGCGCCTCGACAGCATCAGCGGTGAAACGCCTTTCTCGGCTATGGGCAACCGTCTTGTGACATCAGGCGCCTTCGCCTCGACCGAAGCCTTCCTGTTCACGACGGTCGGCGTTGGTGGCACCGGCTATATGCAGAACAAGAAGGGTACCGTGCCCTATGCAAATCTGCTTGCCGCCATCAAACGCGACTGGATCATGTGCCAGGCGCTTGGAATTCCGATGGAAGTCTCGATCGACGTGTTCTTCGGACAGAACGATCGAGGTGCGGCGGCCGGCGTCGTCAAGGGCTACCTGGTGCAGTGGCAGTCTGATCTGACTGCTGATGTGCAGGCCATCATCCCCGGCCATGGCCAGGTTGTCTTCTACGTTTCGTCGCTGGCAAACTGGACCGCGCCGACCTATGCGGACGCATTCTCGTTTGTTCCCGGCGATATCGCCCAAGCTGCTCGCGAGAACCCGACGAAGATCGTTTATGCCGGCTCGGAATACATCATGCCGACGGCTGCGGACGGTGTGCATTTCACCAATGTCGGAAGTTACATGGCGGGCGATATGCACGCCGGTGCGCGCATCCGGCATAAGGCTGGTCAGGCGTCCTGCTTCAAAGCTGCCTCGGCAACTCGGTCCGGAGCGACGCTCACGCTCACGTGCAATGTGCCTGTCGGCCCGATCGTGCGAGATGCCGTCAACGTAACGCCGCCTGATGCAGATGCCGGCATCATTGCCGGGGTGAAAGACGGCTTTCGCTACTACAATCCGGCGGCGCCAACCACGATCAGCTCCATCGCGATTTTGGGTAGCGACCTCATCTTCACGCTGGCAAGCAACCCGGGATCGCTCACCGCGAACGAACGGCTTTTCATGGGCTGTGATGGCGCCGCCGGCGCAAACGGCGGGCCGACCACAGGCCCACGCATCTGCTACCGCGACAGTGATGCAGGAACCCACCCCTACGGCAACCGGCGCAACTGGCTGGCGGCGGACATCATTACTCCCACCTGATCGAAGGAACCGAACACATGGCTCAAAGAGGGCTGATCATCAACGGCTTGCGGACTTCGGGCGCAGAGTCAGCCAAGCGCATCATCATGACCCCGTTCGACAAGGCAAACGCTGCGGTGCCCGGCCTCGGTTATGACCTCGACGGTTCGCGGTTGAAGGATCAGGGCTCGCCGTACATTGGTCGCGCTCGGGGTGCCGACGCACTGCTGGCGGCCTATGGCACCGGCTGGTCTATTGTCAGTCCATCGTTGATCAACGGCAAGACCGCTCTTCGCCTGAACGGTGGCGTCGGTCATCGTATGGTCTTGTCGAAGGGACTGACTACCAAGTCCTTCACGATCCTTATGGTTGCGACGATCGGGCCGGAAATCCGGGACAGTGCGCCGGCTAATACGATCGAGCTGTTCTCGATCTACAGCGGCGCTACCGCGATTGTCCGCGCCCGGTTTGCAGTCACGACGGGCAACCTGTCATTCTCGACAACGGCTTCGCTCGGAGCGGCTACTGTCGCGAAGGCAAGTCTCCCCGCGTCCAATACGCCGGCGATCTTCGCGTTTTGCCGCGACGATGCCGACGGCACAATGACGATCAGCATCAACGGCGTCACCCTGGCAACAGGGACGGATCCAATGTCGCCCGATGTCAGCGAGGACAAGGTCATCAACCTTGGCGGTGTCGATGCGATCTCGGCCAACCGCAGCTACTACGGCGACATACTGCATTTCATCCCGATGGAAGGCCACCTCATCCGGAAGTACCCGGCGCTCTTCAATCGCATCATCACCACAGGCAAGGCCGAATTCGGTATCGCCTAACTGAGGAGGAAATCATGGAAGACGAAAAGCGGGAAATCAGCGAGGGCTCCCAGGTCGTCCTTCGCACAGGTGGCGTGGCCATGGACGTCGAGAAAGTCGTAAAGGGCATCGCACATTGCTTCTGGGAGAACCGGGCTGGTGAGCGCGTTGACGCGAGGCATCTGGTTGCCGATCTCGACATTTATGACGGTACCAATGGAATGCCGGAAGCTGTCTGAGGTGTTCGGAAGAAGGCCGGGGCGAGACCTGATCTCCATAGGGAGCTCGTATCACCAGGTCTCTCACTGCCCTGAGGAATTAATCCTACGCAGTACAGCTGCGAACAAAACGCGATGGTAACGTCAAAGTTCCGTAGCTTGAAGAACCCTGCCGATGCGGGCGCACCGGTCATTCACCCGGCCTTAAATCAGAACTAGAAGTGGCAACGACACGATCATCAGTGTCATCGCGACACCGGTGGTCAATCGCACAGCCTTCAACAATCGGCTCCGCCGGCCATCCCAATCGTAAGTCATTCATACCCCCTGGTTGCGCGAGTATCTGGTACCAGATCGGTAAACTTCAACCCGTGAAACATGGAAAAGCCCGACCGTCTTGGGGAGCGGCCGGGCCCTTTCGCTGCCCTGAGGTTTGGATCCGAACAGTTCAGCTAATCCTCAACCTATCGTCCTCCTTAAAGTTCCTCAACACCAAAGGATATCACCATGGCAAATCGCGAGCGAACCACGCTTGGGGTCGTGCACGTCACTGCCACGCCTCCGGGCTGGGACAAGGGCGCCGCCGGCATCCGGGCAATCCATAAGGCTCAGGGCTGGTCCGATATCGGCTATAACGAGATCATCAATCCGGACGGCCGGGCCGAGATGGGCCGGGGCAAGATGGCGATCGGCGCACACGTCGCAGGCTTCAACTCGATCTCCTACGGCCTGTCGATGGTCGGCGGCGTCGACGCCAAGAACCGACCAGCCTTCAACACGATCAAGGATGCGCAGCTTGAAACGCTTGAAAAGCGCATGCGCGATCTGACGATCGATTTCCCCGAGATCAAATGGTGCGGCCATCGCGATTTGAGCCCCGACAAGAACGGCAACGGCGTGATCGAGCCGTTCGAGCACATGAAGGCCTGTCCGACCTTCGATGTCATTCCTTGGGCGGCTGAACGCGGCCTGCCGGTGGCGGACATCAAGGGCACCTGGAAGCCGATCGTGCTGGAGCCGGAGAGCGATCGTGTCTACGACGGCCCGGATACCCGCACGGCTTACCTGCAGCGCCTGCTGACGCGCGGCGGCTATGTGCTGGGACCGATTGACGGCATCGCGGGAAAGAAAACCCGCACGGCCGTGAAGGCATTCCAGTTCGCGTCCGGCCTCGACCAGACCGGCGACTTCGATGCGCCGACGGTCGCGCGCCTCCGCTCCATCTTCGAAACCAAGGCTGCGGCCTGAAAGGAACAATCATGGACAGCAGCACATATCGCGAGCGGGCAGGGGTACTTGTTTCTGCTCTTGTCGTTATCGCTCTTATTCTGGTGGGGCCGAGCCAGATGATCGCGCAACTCCTCACGGGGCAGACGGTCGCGTTTGACAATACGTGGGTTGTGACGATCGCCGGCCTGGCTGGCACGGCCTTCGGCTTTCTGATCGGCAAGCAGTCCAGCAACCAGCCGGCCACGACGACGATCACGTCTACTCCGGCCACGGTCACGACGGCCGTTACCGGCGAGCCGAAGGATGGCGGCTAATGGACGGCTCCAGCTACACCGGGCCGGGCATCTGGATCCGTATCCAGCACCGGTTCGGCCCGCGCATGACTGAATGGATATGGGCGGTGATCATGACCGCCTGGGGCGTATCGCTGCTTCTGCCAGATCCGGTTTTCGATCAAAGGGCTTTTGCATTCTTCCGGCAGTTCTTCGAGGAGGACACACTCGGCTGGCTGATGGTCGTCGTCGGGCTGCTGCGCATCATCGGTCTTGTGATCAACGGCGCCCGGAAGAACGTCACGCCGTGGATCCGCGTTTTCTCCGCCGGCGTCGGCTTCCTCGTCTTTGGCGGCATCAACTACTGCTTTGCTTCATCCGGCGTCATCAGCACGTGGATTGCGATCTATCCCATGCTTGCACTTGTCGAGCTCCTGAATGCCTACCGCGCAGCGCATGACGCCGGAGAGAATTATGCAGTTTCAGGATATCGGTAACCTGCCTCCGCTCGCCATCATTGCATTCGGCATCAGCCTTGGAATTCTGTACTTTGTAACCAAGGGCGGCTTTTCCAGTGGTCAGAAGACCACGCCAGCCAATGATGTATCCACGGCTCAGGTCGCGGCTGTGATCGTCGATCCTTCCGCACTAAACCGGGGCACTGCTGCGATTGAAGCTCTCAACGTCACCCTCATGGAAACGAACGCGATTGGTCGAGAGCACGCCAAATCAAACGGCGCGCTCGCCGAAGAGCTGGACCGCGTTCGGGAAGAGCTGCGCATACAGCGCGAAATCAACCGTCGCTGACCGAAGGAATCATCATGCTTGGTCTCAATCTTGGCCTCAACCTCGGCAGTGCTGCCCTACGGGCGGGAGCGGGGGTGCCTTGGCTCACGCCCTCGACGATCGTTGCCGAGCCCGGTTCCGGAGTGAACGGCGTCAACCAGTGGAGATGCAACGATATATCGGCCGCTGGCGGTGTGATGACTATCGATCCGACGGTTACTCGCAGACCCGGCGTGTCCACTCTGAAAATCGATGCATCAGCAGCCACAGCGGAAGGCGTTGCCTATTTCAAGACCTTCCGGCACGCAATCCCCGTTACTGCACTGACCGGCGCTGTAGAGATGATCGCCAAAATACCTGTAACAAGTGCAGGCGGCATATCGATCACTCCACGAGTATCCTCTGACGTGGTGGCAAACCCGCCAACCGCTGCGGTGGTAAATAAGGTGGATCAGGGATTTACCCCTGACAAGCGGCAGGCCGGGGACTGGACAAGCCTGTATTGGCATCCGGACGGAAAGTTGTTCAGCTCCGCGCACCCCAACGGGATAGCCACGACATTTGGCGGTACGTTGGACCGGGGGAATATCCGGGAAGTAGAGTTCGAACTGAGCATATCCGCCGCGACGCCACTGGCCGAGCGATATATCCATCTGGACTGCTTCGCGCTGAATGGTCGCTCGCGACCCGCTGTGGTCTTCGGCTTCGACGGGTTTGGTGATGCGTCTCATGAGAGCATCGTTCTTCCACTCTGCCAGAGCCTCAACCTGCGAGGATACATCGCAGGCGATGGCAATGCCGCCGCCGCCAATGTCTCGAAGCTTTTGACCTTCCAAAGTGCTGGCTGGCCGATCGTTTCCCAAGGCATGAACCATACGGACTACGCGCTCAATCCGGCTCAACTGTCTCCCGACTTCGACGAGGCAAGCGGCATTCTGGAGGGACTGAACCTTGACAGCGCCTTGGAGTTTTTCGCGTATCCCTACAATTCCCGCTCGCTCGCCACGGATGCGACGCTGCTTGCCAAGGGGGTGAAGTGGGCTCGCACAATCGGCGGCAACAGGTTCCCGGCGACATCCATATTCAAGCCTAACACGCTTATGATCGGCGCGCTGGATATCGGCCAGAAGACATTTGCTCAGGTTAAAGCCTGGATCGACGATGCAATATTGGCAGGATACACGCTGGTCCTCTACGGCCATACTATCGCTACAACGGCATCGACAAGCCTCATCACCGCGACGGCCGAGTTCACCGCAATCATGAACTACATCGCTTCCCTGCGGGACGCGGGGCAGATCGAAGTTCTGACGCCGGTCCAGCATGCGCGGCGGGCGGCCTAGCCCCGCTCCCCGCCATCAAGCGCGATCACATAGAAGCTTGCGGGCATGCCGCGCTGCTTGATCGAGGCGGATGCGGTCTTTTCCTTGACCCAGTTCATATCGATACGTGGCAAGCGAAAAACTGGAGAATTCGGAAACAGCTGTCATCTTTGTCGTTCGTGTAACTTCGAATTCAACAACCAGACTGTCGTCCACCAGCACCGTATAAAGGTCCTCACCTTGTTCCGGTATGTGCCTCAAAATCTGAAAAACAAAACCGCGCACGCCGTGCTCAGACATGAGAGCGACTAACTCGGCATCGCTCATCTCCCGGTCTGGCTGCAAAACGTAGGTGCTATACCTGTCATTGAGACGCTGCGGTGACATATCGTTCCCTCGGTGTAGCGAAGAACTTGCAGCATTCAGTTCGCGACGACAACGAGAAGTTTTTCAACACTATCGGCCAGAAGCTGCCCCATCACCTGTAGATCATCTAAGTGTGGCGCAGCCTAGCTCCTCGAACTCGGACGATAGCCACTCAACGTCATCCCGATGAAGATCGATAACATTCATTGCTTCGCCGAACGTGTTTCCCAAAACAAACCCTGGCTCACCCTCCACAGAGAGTGCAGCCGGCCATTGCTTGACAGTTTCCGGTGGGAGTTTTCCGCTGTTACGTGCCTCAACAAATGATCGGCCAGAGTCCATTGCAACTTTGAACAGAGCGGTCCTATCGTCTTCATCGAGACTACCCGCTGCGCCTGCTATAAGGGCGCACTGAAACGCCGCCCAGCTTTTATGCCCGATCCTAATAAACTCTTCCGGCGTTTGGGCGTAAGCCGTCGTTGCCGAGGATATAAGACCAATCGCCAGTAAAAGATTTCTCATTTTGATCTCTTGCAT